TCCTCCTGCGCCCCCTGCTCCCCCCACGCTTGTCCAGGCACCTGTGCCGGATGACGAATGGGCTCGTCGCTTTGCAGAGCAAATCCAAGCCAACCGTGCAGCTATTGATGCCGGTGAGATGACTATTGACGATCTGCTGGCTAATAACATCCAGAAGATTGAGTCGCCCTCTGGTGCCACCACGTATCAACCTGTCCAGCCACAGGCCATGGTTGAGGGCTACCGGTCTTGGAGCGACTTGGTAAGTCGGTCTGATGCCACCGGCATTCGGACAATGACTGACGAGCAGATTGCCAGTGATACAGCTGCATGGCTTGCAAGAAACAACTACAGCACCGAAGCAGTATTTGAAAACTTGAAGCGCCTGAGCGGCCCGTTGTCGGCCTACAAAGAAAACCTAGTTGCCATGCGCTCAATGGCCTTGTTGGTTGACAGCACAAACCTGGAAGCAGGTGTTGCTGCCAACCGCTGGCTCAACAGCGTTGTGGACGAAGCTGCCGACATGGGCCAGTTGACTGCTGAGCTGGTGACTGCCGCGGCCAAGCAGGATCGTGCCAACCGTGCCTTTGAATCTGTTACTAGACCGTTGGGTCAGTTGCTGCGTAGCACCCAAATACCACGGCCTGAGCCTGGCTCTGTTCCGTTTAAGGACGGCGACGCAGCTGCTGCTGTGGTCGATGTTGAGGTGGTGCAACCTGGTAAGAGCATTGGCGCTGACTTTGAAAAAGAGCTGGCCAAGGACCAAGAAGAGCTGATTGCTGACACCATCGGCGCCAAGATCAGTCCCGAAACTCGTGAGGCCATTGTCACTGGCCAATACGACAACCCCAAGGTGATTGAGGAGCTGCAAGCCCTAGCTCTCAACATGGCGCAAGGCGCCGTTACACCTGGCTTTAGCCAAGGCTTTTATTCCAAGATGAACAAAAGCGTAGGCCTTGGAGCGGAAGGTCTAATGATGTACCGCTCCAGCCAGCTGTTGTCATCAGGCGTCACCTTGTGGGGCAACGTTATTAACAGCGCCCTGCGCACGGTGGAACTGCCGTTTACGCAAGCTGTAGGTGCACTGGTCACTGGCAACCCACAGCGGGCTAGCCGGTCGTTAATGATCTACGGCCAATACGTCAGCAATTTGGCTAACGCTTTCCGTATGGGCGTGGAGTCGTTCAAGGTAGGCCGCGGCCTCTTTGACCTAGACCGCAGCCAGGTGGACTTCTTGGACCGCTTGGCAAAGCAAGATGCCAATGCCGAACTTATTGATACTGCTGCTAAGGGCGAATGGAACCTAAACACCTTGCCTTGGGTGTCAGTGCAAGACAGAAACAACTGGGCCATAGCGCAAAGGCGACTGTGGCAAACCCTTAATCTCAGCAGCCGCTTGCAAGTATCTGTTGACTCTGCCTTCAAAACCATGGTGGGCCAGTCGTTTGAATACGTGCGCAACCTGCAACCTGGCCTTGATCACGCTGCCCGCCTAGGGCTTGTTAACAACAGCAAGGAGGCTTGGCGGTTTGCACAGGACTATGCGCAGGCTGCAGTAGATCGCCGCCTGCAAGACGTTGTGATCGACGGCAAAACCATTCTTGATGGCGTCATGGATAGCCCCCATGCGCAAACTGCGACTAGGTGGGCCACTTTTACCGACGACATCTGGGCAAGCATGGAGCCGCGCACTATGCAGCGGGGCATGGAAATTGCCGAAGCCAAGGGTTTTAGAGATGCAGAAGCTAAGGCTTACGCCGAGGAATATGTAAACAAGGGCCCTGTGGGGGTTTTTGGAGAGCGCGTTTCTGACGTTCCGTTCTTTGCACGTACTTTCAGCGTGATGCCAAAGCTTTGGCAGACAGGCCTGGACTCAAAAGCAGCCCCCTTGTTTGCCCTAATACAGCCCTTTAACCGCACTCCTGGAGACATTATTAAGTCGGCGGCTCGCAAGACGCCACTGGCTCCTTTGGTAGATACGTGGTGGCGAGATGTGTTTTCTGAGGATGCCATGACCCGTGACCGGGCATATGGCGATGTAGCGACTGGTGCTGCTGCTATCGCTCTGCTAAGTATTGCTGCAACTCATGGCCGCATACAGCTCACGGGTGGTGGCCCTGTTAACCCAGACGCAAGGCGCAAGTGGCTAGAGCAAGAAGGTAAGCAGCCGTATTCTTTGCGGTTCCGCACAGGAACTGACGAGAACGGCAATCCAATCTTTACCGATTGGATCAGCATGCGAACTTTAGAACCTTTCGCGTCTTTGTTTGGAGGCTTAGCTGACTACCAAGAACTTGCGAACAAAGTGAGCACGGAAGCCCGTGAGCGCATGGGCTCAGCAATAATTATTGATTTTATAACTGCAGTAGGCCTTGGCCAAGTAAATAAGTCGTACTTTCAGGGTGTTATGGAAATTTACGAAGCGGCCATGAGCGCGGGCGAAACTGACATTGGCCCCAACCGGAGGCACCCCACCGCCCGTTACCTTGAGCGCCTTGTAGCAAGTCTCCTGCCTGGCAGCAGCGCACTACGTGCTGGCCGTCGCCTTGCCGACCCTACTGCCCGAGAAGTCGAACCCAGCAACAACCCCAACTTGGCGATGCGGTTGTTTGAGGAAACCGCAAGCGAAATTAAAAACATGATCCCTGGGTGGTCTGAGTCCCTACCTCCCAAGCGCAACTGGATTACGGGAGATCCCGTTATCCTGAGCGGCGTGTGGGGCGATTCGTTCCTGCCAGCTGATCAACCGTGGCTTGCGTCGTTGCTGCAGCTAAGCCCTGCGTCGCCATTCCAGCTAAAGCGTGACCCTGGAGAAGCAGTGCTGCGAGAGATGGGTCAACTTGCTGGCCGCGGCGCTGGCTTTGTTGGGCCCAGGTCCACAGACTTTACTAATGGCGGAACAATTAAGGACAACCGCTTGAGCCCTGTTGAGTTTGAGCAGTACATCCTGGCCATCAGCCGTACACCCGATCAGTTCGGCAGAACGCTGCTGCAGGCACTGGATGAAGAAATAAAGAGCGACCTGTACCAGCAGAACCCACAGGGCCAACCCAGTGAACGAGTACCAAGCCTGCGCGTTGCTGCTTTGAACACCGTGATCAGCAAGTACCTGGCGCTAGGCCGCGAGACCTTCCTTACAGGGCCTTACGGCGTGCGGCTAATGGAGAACAAGGACTACTCCGAAGGAGCTAACCGTGACGTCCAGTTTCGGCTTAAATACGGTCAAGAGATTGACCCACGGTCCTTCATAGAGGCTCTGCGCTGATGGCTTACTCCTACGTCACCTACACGGGAAACGGCGCCACGACCCAGTTTGCGGTGCCGTTTGGATACATCCGTAAGGAACACATTGAAGTTTCTTTGAACGGGACGGTTACCGCAGCCTTCACCTGGGTTACCAACGCCACCATTCAAATGAACACCGCTCCCGCCAACGCGGTAGTGGTCAAAATTTTACGGATCACCCCAGTCAACGCATCGCTAGTCAATTTCACTGACGGCAGCACGCCGGTTGCTAGCGACTTCAACACGACTAACACGCAAGGCCTGTACACCAACCAGGAATTGCGGGACATATCGGACAGCACAAACGCCCTGTCAAGCCAAGCGGTAACGGCAGCGCAAAACGCGACGAACACAGCCAATAGTGCGTCAGCTTCTGCGGCATCTGCGGTTTCTACAGCTAACAACGCAAACAGCACAGCGCAATCAACTATTGCTACAGCAAACACAGCTAGCGCAAACGCTGCGGCGGCAGTTAGCACAGCCAACAATGCATCAGCAGCTGCTGCAGCTGCAGTTAATACGGCTAACAATGCCTCTGCTGCAGTTGGAGCTGCAACTACAACTGCCAATAACGCAGCGGCTGCTGTGGCGGCAGCTACTTCTGCGGCAAACGGAGCTGTTAATACCGCAAACGCGGCCAATGCCACAGCAAATACAGCACTAGGCAACAGCCAAACAGCAATTACTACAGCCAACAACGCCTCCACTGCGGCAAGTAACGCAACGACTACCGCTAACAACGCTTCTGCTACCGCTAACAACGCTTCTACAGCAGCAAATAACGCTGTTGGCACAGCAAACTCTGCAGCAGCTGCTGTAGCCAATGCACTTCTCTATGACGTCGTTGCCAACGTAGCTGCAATACCAGCCAACCCTGCAAACAACAAAGCTGTTGAAGTAACAAACAGCTCAAACATTCAAGCATTTTCGCCACTTGCGGGACTGCCTGCAGGCTTTGTTGGAGCTAGTGGCCTGAGCGTGCGGATTGTTTATTCAACTGCAGGCGCGACGTGGAATTTTATTCAGTATTTCCCTAACGATCCAGAAAACCGTTACTTAAAATTATCTGGCGGCACTTTGACTGGCGCTATTACTGGAACACAAACTGGCAACATTATTCCTTTTTATTTTAATACTTACGCTGGACTGCCATCGGCATCTACTTACCACGGTGCCGTTGCTCACGCTCATGACACCGGAGGGTTGTACTACGCCCATGGCGGGCAATGGGTCCAACTGGCGGTGGCTGGAGCTTCTGCAGGGGCAATTATTGAAAATCAACAAACGATCAATAGTAGCTACACCTTGTCAGCGGGCTACAATGGCTCATCAGTAGGACCTGTTACGGTAGCCGCTGGGGTTTCGGTGACAGTTCCCGCCAATGCCGTCTGGGCAATTCTCTAGCCATGGCTTACGGATCGGTCAAAGTTGATTCCATTGTGACTAGCACGCAGGTCATCAATACTGATGACTTGGTTGCTAAGACACGTACCGTCAGCCCCGGCACGGGTTTGACTGGCGGTGGCGATTTGTCTGCCAACCGCACCATCAGTGCTGATGTGGCAACGCAAGCTGAAGCCGAGGCCGGCGCGGCTGCAAACAAATTGATGACGCCGCAGCGCACAGCGCAGGCGATTGCTTTGTTGTCGCCGGCTCCGGTGTTTGCCTCGCAGGCCGAAGCTGAAGCTGGCTCGGCATCCGACAAAGTGATGTCCCCGCTGCGCACAGCGCAGGCGATTGCAGCTTTAAGTGGCGGCGCTGTCTACTACAACCGCAGACCTCCTCTGCATCGCGGCTCGCTGTTTTACAAGACGGCTGCAACCACAATCAGCGTGGTGGCCGGTGCTGTGCTTAACGGCAAGCTCTACGCCACGGCAACCGCTGTGACGATGCCTGCCAGCTTTACCAACAACAGCGACTACGCCATTTGGCAGCACCCCAGCACTGGTGCTTTGGTGGCTGACGCCAACTACACAACAGCACCTGCTGGCGCCACTGGCGGCTCGATTGTTGGCGGCTTCCACTACGTCCCTAGCGGGCGGCCAACGGGTTTTAATAACACCTCCCCAACAGGTAGTGCCGAAATCCTGGAGTTCAGCATTTTTGATCTGACTTATCGCCCCAGCTGCCCAGACCCTCGCGGAATGGTTTGCATCAACGATGCGTTTTGGATTGACATCTATTTGGCAGGGGCCACCAGCTATGCCGGCAGCACGTTCTCTGCTGTCCCCAGCAGCAAGATCGGCCTGACCATTGCTGATGGCAGCAGCTACGCCCTGGTGCCCGCTCAGTACGGCGGCAACGGCAGCAGCAACTACGGCAGCTTTACCTGGTACGAAGCCTCAGAAATGGCTGCCAGCTTTGGCAAGCGCCTGCCGTTCTATGCCGAGTTTGCAGCGGCTGCGTTTGGTGCTCCAGAGGCCGGCAGCCGTGGCTCTGACGCAGGCACGGTGCAGTGGGAGCGAATTAGCAAGTTTGGTTTGGCCCAGGCAACGGGCGTCATGTGGCAGTGGGGCGCAGACACCTCTGGAAACGGCTCTGGCGGCTCCTGGTCGGCCAACACTGAGGGTAGAGGCAGTGTGTATTCGACCGATGCCCGCGCCGTCCTCCTCGGGGGCTACTGGAACGACGGGGCCTACTCCGGGTCTCGTTACGCCGTCTGGGACACCGGTCCCTGGGCCTCCGCCAACGGCCTTGGGGCGCGTTTTGCGGCTGGGCACCTGGTACTTGGATAGGAGGCGCGACAGCGCCGACTGCAAATGACCAACAAGCGAGCCTCCGCAGATCCTTCTAAGGAGGCTCATGGCCTTTACATGGTGGAAAAATACGAGCGGGTCATTGACTACCTTTACCCACTTGCGCAGACAATTCCACGCAAGCACGGCACCTTTCGAGAGCTGCTAATTCGGCAGCTTTTTTTGGTGGCCGAGCACCTTAACGACGCCATCAAGGCCAACCAGCTTAGCCGCTGCTATGTACTCGACGGCAGCCTTGGCCAGCTCAGGCTGTTGCTGCGGTTCATGGTTCATCACAAGCGCAAGCTGATAACAGAGCACCAACTGGAAACCGCTCAGGCCCTAGCAGGCGAGGTGGGCTCCATGCTTGGCGGCTGGATCAAAAGACTGCAGGAACAGAAAAAAAGTGCAAAGCTGTAGGCGGGCTTGATGGGAGCGCCGTCATCCTCGGGGGCAACTGGAACAACGAGGCCAACTCCGGGTCTCGTAACGCCAACTGGAACAACAATCCCTGGAACTCCAACAACAACATTGGGGCGCGTTTTGCGGCTGTGGCCACTGCTAAACACCACTTGGCTCTGCTGTTTCTCCGGGGCAGTAGGCCGGTGCCAACCAGGTGCCAGCCATCAAGTCCAGCTTCGGCAAACTCAGGGCCGAGTGGTGGCAATGGCAGGGAGTAGCTCGTCGAAACCTGCCGCTACCTTCTAATGGGCAAAAAATTTCGCAATCTCTACGAACAGATTTATCAGTGGGATAATTTGCTTGCAGCCTACGCAGAGGCAAAGCGCGGCAAAACTTACAGCAGTTCCTATTTACGTTTTAAGGAGTACTACCTAGCCAATTTGCGCCACCTTCAGTTGCGATTGATTGAAGGCGGCTGGAGACCCGATCCGCAGTTGGAGTTTGAAATTATTGATCCCAAGAAGCGAATGATTGCCTGCCAAAGTTTTCGTGATCGCGTGCTGCACCACGCCCTGATACAGGTGGTCGGGCCGATTCTTGACGCCGCGATGATGCCCCAGGTGTTTGCCTGCCGGGTCGGCTTGGGTACGCATCGCTGTGTCACCCGAATGCAGCAGTTGATGCGGCAGAACCCTGATGCGTGGCTGCTGCACGTGGACTTCAGCAAGTTCTTTCCCACCATTCCCCAAGACCTGCTACTGGCCCACTTGGGCAAGAAGCTCACCTGCCAGCGCACGTTGCTGTTAATTGAGCAGGTACTAAGCGTGCAGCCCACTGGCGTGCCGATTGGGGCGCTCACCAGTCAGACCTTTGCCAACTATTGGGGCGGCAGGCTGGATCGTTTTATCGCATTTAAAGGCATTGGCAGTTTTGTGCGTTACATGGATGACGCGGCTGTGATTGTGAGCAGCAAAGCCGATGGACTGCAACTTAAAGATGAGATTTGCTCTTTTGTTGCCAACGAAATGGGGCAGCGGATTGGCAAGTGGAGTTTAGGCCCCGTGAATCGCGGCATCACCTTTTGCGGTTTTCGCATCCGCCGCAAGTACAAGCTGATCAAGCGACAGTCCATAATCCGCCAACGGCGCAAACTCAAGGTGCTGCTTAAGCACCAGGACTACGAAGGCTGGCGCCATTCGCAGATTGCTTGGATGGGCCACGTGCGCCATGGTGATGGACAGAATAGTCTTGTCCACCTAGGGCTTGCATTACCATGCTGATCGTCAACACCCCCTCCGACTTGGCAGCTGCAGAAGTTGGCACCGAGCGGACGGCTTTTCTGAACAGCCTGCTGAATGACTACATCGTTTTTGATGACGCGGCCTATCCCGAAGGCTATGACCGCAATCTGAAGGAAGGCGATGAAGGCTTTATTGCTCCCGTTATTCGCCAAGAATGGAACGCAGGCGCTGCTGCTGGCTGGGGTTTCGCCAGCCGAGAGCAGATCGAGGCATTGCTGAATTAATGGAAAAGCCGTTGTCGCTACTTGGTGCTGCAGTCGCAGTCCTTACTGCGATTGTCGGCACCACAGTGGCGATTGATTCGCGTTACGCCAAGTCTGCGGAAGTGCAACAGCAATTTTGCGAGGCACGGAAGCAGCAGCTGCGTGACCGAATCTTTGAACTTGACCTGAAGCCTGACAAATCACCTTCGGACAAGGCGCTCAAGGAGTACCTCAAGCAGCAGCTAAGCGATGCCTGTTAAGAGCAAGGCTGGTACAGCCAAGATCGAGCACGTATCCCGTGCGGCCTACAAAAAGACCAGTATTGGCAACTCCGTCAGGACAAAGGCCAAGCCTGGGCATAAAAAAAGCAGGGGTCAGGGGCACTAAGCCACCTAACCACCTGCAGTGCTGCCTTATTTTTTCTTGGCTGTCTTAGCAGAATCCTTAAAGTCCTTAGCGCTTGGAGCGCCTTTGGACCCAGGTTTCCGCATCTGCTCACCAGAGCCAGAAGCGATGCGTTCACGCTTGGCGTGGATGTTGGCGTAAAGGCCTTTTTTAGAAGCCATGGTCAACACCCCTTTTTGCCGCCGCCCTTGCCGCCCTTGCTGCCTTTTTTCATAAGTTTGTAGCGTCAACAGTCCAAGGCTATCTGCGCTTTGCCGTAGCGCAAATCCAGTAATAGCAAGCGTTTGCGTAGGCATTGCGAATTGGTAGGCTGACGCTGTACGCAGAACTTGCTCGTGGTTGAGGTCGCTGCCGCGGTGTTAGGCGCCGCCATTACAGTCAGCGCCATGGGCGTAGGGGCCTTGGGGGCACGCGGCAGGGAGGGGAGGGACGCTCTGATTCGTTTGGCTTCCAGTGTGGACAACGTGGCAGAACGCCTTGAACAGTTGCACGAGGACATCAGGAGTGACCGCAAGGAGTTCTTTTCTCGCCTAAACAATGTTGAGCAGCGTGTTGCTCGGCTTGAGGTGCCCGGCCCGCACATTTGACACAGTTCTCCACGTGTGTAGCGTTAGGTGGTGAGATCCCTGCGCTATGGATCGTTTCGGTCAGTACGTCGCCTTGGCGATTGCGGTGCATGGGTTGGCGCTTGTGATCGTCAACATCACGCCAACGCCTAAGGACGACGAGGCTCTCGATGCAATCCAGCGAGTGGTGGTGAAGTTGTATCGAGCAGTCGAGATCCTCGCAGGGATCGTCGGGCCATTGGCGAAAAGGTAAGCGGTGCAACCCTTTGTCGCACGCCAAGAACTGGATTTTAGGCAGGAGGCGACAAAAAGGCTGCTGCAGGAGCTGCACGAGCAGAACGACATTGATGGGCTGATGAATGTGGCCCTGCTGCTGAACAGCTTGTGGCATCAACAAAGCGCGATTGCCCGGTGGTTTGCCAACGAAGCGGCTGAAAACCTGGGTGAGGCCTGGCAGTCGCAGCGGCCTAAGGACGACATGTGAGATACCAGCCACCGGAACCACCCGGCATCCAGCGTGGGTTCCAGTTTTTGCGGCTGTAGACGATGCCAGCGCCCTTGGTGTTGGGGGTGTAGCCCCCACCCACCAACTGAGCCTCGCCGTTGGGATCGTTCTGGATCCAGGCGGCATCGGTGTAGCCGATCACCACAGACCAATGCCCACCGCCCGTAGGAGCGCCTACAGGGCCCTTGTGGAGCCAGCCAACAGCAACAGGCCTGCCAGCGTCAATCTCGCTTTCCAGGGCCTCTGAAGTGCCATTGGTGTGGAAGTCAGCCTTGAGCCCCAGTTTTCGCAACGCAGCCAGCTGTGCTTGAGCTGAGGTGCTGTCACCAAACGGCTGCCGAACAGCGTTGTAGGCGTCGTCATTGGAGATCTTGCCCCAATACATGGCAAGCATGGCGCAAGAGGAGGAGAAGCACTCCCGGTAGCCCTGGCCGCTCTTGTTATCGAGTTGGCTCTGCCACTTGACGTTTAGCGGGTTGCGGACAAGTGCTGCATGTTGCTGCACTGGCAAGCTCTTGTAGATCTGTGCCCACTCCGCTGATTCAGTCAGTAGGCACGGATCTACGGCCTTGATGTGCTCAGCGAGCTTGATCACACCTTTGATTTGGTGTGCCTGGCCTTTGAAGTTCTGCCAGAACTGCAGCCACCGCTCGTCAGTAAACTGAATTTCCTGGATCATGGAGACCAAAGCTCTCCACCCATGTAACCGTGGCTGATCTCGCAAAGGAACTTGAGGAGCTGCACGCTTCCGTCATCCGTGAAGTTCGGGACCGCATCGACAAGGGCGGCTACGACGATGACGGCAATCTCAAGCCGACCAGCAACGATGACCTGCGGGTGGCCTTGCAGCTGCTGAAGCAAAACAGCATTACCGCCAATCTCTCCGAGAGCGACACTGCCAAGTTGCGCTCACAAATGGCCGGCAAACTAGACTTCTCAGCGCTGAAGAACAAGGTCAACGTGGTGCCAATAGTGCGGCCTGACGAGTCCGCTACCGCTTGACTCCACCAAATGCTCTGGCCTTGGGCTGTGGTCTCCACCCCATTGCCAGGGCATCAATGCTGGCGCCGGTTTCATCGAACCAGGCCTGGCGCATTAGCTCATCCATCTCGTCCTGGCGAGCTGCTTTGGCCTTTTCCTGGTCCTGGGCCGCGGCATCAATAAAAAACTTGACCCCCAGGGCTAGCGCATCAAGGCGATCATCAAACGTCAGTGAGCCCCGCTCAACGGTGATGCGGCTCATCTGGTACATCAATGAGCGCTGGTGGCCAGTTTCGGGGTCACGTTCAGCGTCGTGATAGTCCCTGCGGATCAGCTCGCTGCTGACCACCAGGCGGTGTTGCTGAACCAGCGGGGCGAGGGTGTCCACGATGCGGCGTTCCTTTTGCTGGCTGACGCGCACCTCCTCGATTGAGACCGGATGCACCTTGGCCATTGCCGGTGACAGCAGAGCGGTGAACATGCCATCGCCCATGTTGCTCTCAGCCACGCAGTAGCTGACCTGCCAGCGCTTGGCGCGGCTGGCCAGCATCGTCAGCACCTCCGGCTCATAACCCCGGGTGGTGCCCCCGGACTCAAGCAGGAAGAAATTGCCGTTCAGCTCAGCGATTACAGCCCAGGCCAGCTCATCACTGCCGCGGCCAGAGGGGTCAATCGCCAGCACGCAGCGCCAAGTTTCTTCCTGCGATACCCAGCCATTCACCACAGCTGGGCGGTGGTAGTAGCGGTCAGCGCCCAGGCCAACGCACAGCAGCTCCTGGATGCGGTTCTCCGGCGTGGCGGCCCACACCACCACCTCTGGCAGGGCCTTGCCATCAAGGTCCATCACCATCAGATCACCCAATCGAATGGGGTAGCGATCGAGGGTGCTGAGGCGGCAGTTCAGCTGGTACTGCAGCTGGACCGCAGCCCGGGTCATGCGGGTTTCGCGCTTTAGCAGCTCGTGGTGACCAAAGCGTTCGGGATCTGTTGGTTCCCCCGCCAGGGTTACGTTGCTCTGAACGGACTGAGCAATGCCGGGTGCCAAGTTGCCCTCGTAGCAATCCCACTCATCGGCATCGGTCGGATCAGGAAATCGAGCCGGCCAGAAGCGAATTGAGTAGTTCCGCTCGCGCACCAGTCGTAGGTACAGCGAGCTCTCGAGGTGGGGAGTACCCAGGTAGCGAATCTGTCTTGGAAATACCTGGCGTTGTCCGGCCTGGCTGTAGTCCCTAGGTGCGTTGGGGTCAAAGTCCGGTTCATCCGGCTTGATGATTGCCTCAAGCTCGGTCACCGCCTGGGCCAGGCGTTCCTGCTTTAGCGGTGTGATTGAGTTGTTAAGCGTCTCAATGTCGTCCGGCAGCGCCAGGGTGCAGCGCTTACCCGTGAGCGAGGGGGACAAAATCCCCACAGTGCGAACACTTGGGCTCTGGTCGATCACAGCAGGGCCCACATCAAAGGCCTTGATGGATGAGCGGCCATCAGGCCTGGGCTCCAGGCAACGAAGAATGTCCACATCCCGGATGCAGCGGGCCATGAACGTCGCCACCTCATCGGCTTTCTCAGCGGTAGCCGCTGGAATCAAGACTTTTTCGGTAAAGGGGTCATGACGCAGCCGCCAGAGGGCGTAGCTACCGGACTCAAAGCTCTTGCCCAACCCGCGGTAGGCCGTGGTGATGGAACGATCAGGACCGTTCTCGAGCCATTCAGCGACTTCCAACTGGCGGATGGTCGGCGTATCCGCCAGGTTCAGCTCCCGCAGCAGGTAGCAAAGGAAATGGGGGAAAGGCCCTAGTTCAGGTGGCAACGGTTCCCATTGCATCAAGAGAGCCCTCCCACATCCAAGGACGCAGAAGGGCTCTCCCAACAACCACCACCAGACACAAGATCTGGCAGTGAGCTTCCCAGCACCACCTGGGTGAGCACGACAACTTTAGCCGCCAACAAAAGCCTCGTTCACTTCAGGAGTTTGCGGATCGTCGCCGAGGTATTCGCCTTTCTTGTTACGGGCACGTGCTTTTGAGGTGTCCTTCGTTGGGGCAGGACAAGCACCTCCACAAGGCGATGCCAGAGCAGCTTCAGCGGCTTCGACAACTTCAGTTGGAACATCAGATCCGTACTGCTGAAGACCAAGACGAATCCGCTCGTTATTGGAGAGATACATGAGTGGAGAGCAGATGACAGCAGGCTACCCAGAACGTTGTTGTCAATCCACTGTGTCCTCAAATTGTTGCCAAAGGTGGCCGCGGCGGCTTGGTCCACCAACAGAGGCCAGGAATGGATTAATCAGGAAGTAGGTCTCTCCAGTGCGTCGATCAACAATGCGTCGCACCAGGTTCTCCTTGCGCAGGCGGGTGATGGCGCTGACGGCTACAGGCAGCTTGACCTGCAGCCGTTCTGCAATGAATCGGGTGGAGACATGCGCACGACCGCTGCGCCAGTTGACGTAGTTGAGCAGCACCAAGAACACAGCAGCGTCCCTGAGCTCTAGCTTCCGCTCGCCCAATAGGGCGATAGTTGAATCGAGATCGCGCTGGTGGACCATCACGAAGTTCTCGTCACCGTTTTCTCTAGGCTTCATGCAGTCAGTACGGCGTTGCTGACGGACCCAGACACCTAGGTGTGACACCAGGTGTGCCAGCTTGCCCTCCCTGGATGCGACCCAGTGGGGGCAACGGGTCTTGACCACCTCAGTTTAACCCTATAGCAACACAGGTGGAGAGCATCCCTTTTCGCCCAATGCCTCCTCACCGGACCCTCTGATCTCTCTACTGGTGGAAAAAAGAAATCCACCCACACAACCCCGCCCCTGCGACAAATCCCGCACACACCCACACCCCCTCCCTCACGCACCTCCCTGCCATTCCGTGAAACCCCCTGACAGCTCGTGGGCACACCGCTGCTATTACCCCCCCTCTCCCGTTTTTGGGTCGCGTGATGTGATGGCGTCCCCTACCAGCGCACGCAGCGCAGCCCCCCTTAGGGGCCCTCGTGCGCCTCTGTAGGGCTTCGGGGGGCCCTGGGGGTGTCTCTGTGCAGACGGGTCGGGGGAGGGGGCTTCCTGGGCCTCCTGGGGGCCAGTTGCAGCGGCAAGTGCTCGCAGCCCTGCAGCCGGTGCCGGTGATCGCTGGCAGGCCCTGGCGTTCTTGCGGACTGTGCATCCGATGGCACCGGCTGGGCCCAGGTGATGGCAGCTGCTGGCAAGTGCTGGAGAACTGGTAAGGCCTGGCCCGGGTCGCAGCGGGTGAGGCCAGGCCCTGACGGGTCGCAGCTTGTTTGTTAAAAATTGTTACAGATTGTGTGTGGTCCCCCCTGCTTAACTTCCACCCATGGAGAGAACCAGCTAGAACGTGGGCACTGCTCGCCACCTGTGGTGAGCATCAACAACCACCACCACCATGACCACCACCACCACCAAGGCCCGCAAGGGCCGCAAGACTTACGACGGCCCTACGGCTGAGGAGAAGCTCTGCAGCGAGCTAGTGGCTCTCCTTGAGCAAGGGGTGAACCCTTGGCGTCGGGACTGGGCCAGCAGCGGCCAACAGGGCCAGCATCGCAACCTGCTCACCGGGGCCAGCTACCGGGGAAGCAACCCTGCAGTGCTTGAGATGTACTCAGCCTGTAGAGGTTTCACCTTGCCGCTGTGGCTGGGCTGCGCTCAGGCCAAGGCCCAGGGCTGGTTCCCGCGTAAGGGTTCGAAGGGCTGCTACGTGCTCAGGCCACAGCTCAACAAACGAGAGCTAGAGGATGACAACGGCCAACCACTGCTGCAGCCCGATGGCACGCGATCAGTGGCGGCCTGGGTGAGCTACAAACCGGCCTGCGTCTTTAACGTCGCCGACCTGGTGGGCGGTGATGAAGCCAGCCAGGAGGTACTGCAGAACGCCATTGCCGCGGCCATGGCCGGGGCCGTGGTGAAGCCTGAACCTGAACGCCTGGCAGCTGCTGAGGCTGTGCTCGGGGCCTGGCCTGTCAGCACCACCTGGGCCGGTGATCGGGCTTTTTACAACTCCGGCGCTGATCAGATCACGATGCCCACCAGGGCCCAGTTCGGCACAGCTGCTGGCCTGTATGCCACCTGGGCCCATGAACAGGCCCACAGCACCGGACACAGCAGCCGGCTAGCCCGTGATCTATCTGGCGGGTTTGGCAGCCAGAAATACGCCAGGGAGGAACTGGTTGCAGAGCTCGCAGCCTTCCTGATCTGCAACCGCCTGCAGATCCCCTCAGCTGCAGAGAACCACGCCGCCTACCTGGGCCACTGGGCCGGTGTGCTCAAGGAAGGCCACAAGGTGCTTTTCAAGGCCCTGAGCGATGCCACCAAGGCCGCCAACGCGATCTGCGGGCCGGAAGTGGTAGAGGCCGACGGCTGACGGCTGCACGGGGCCCTGCCTGCCACCTGCAGGTGGGCCCTCTGCAGCCCTCACCGGCTGCCCAACAACAACCACCACCACCACAACTGAACAATGCTCACTGAACTTGAGCTGCGCATGGCCACCTATGGCTTCGTGCGGCGTGTGATCCACCTGCTCACTGATGCCGGCTGGGGCATCGAAGCCAAGACGCTTCAGAACGACCTTGACAGGGCGACAGCAGATCTGCCGCACCTGCTGGCAGTGCGCGAGAGCGCTGAGCTACTGGCCGCCCAGCTGGAGGCTCAGCAATGAAACCAGCTGACATTGCCACCGGCGTGATCGCTATCTGGGCCCTGGGCGCTCTTGCTCTGCAGCAACCACAGCCACAGCCCCGCAACCACCTGCGGCCAGCTGCAGCAACCCAACCGACCTTGACAGCGCCCCATCAACTCCCTGATCGGCGCACCCTCAGTCAATTCCCTGGCCCTTGAGCTACCAACCATGCCAACACTCACGAGAGAATGTCTGCACACCTGCAGATTCATGCTGAACCTCACCATCACTGCAGCAGAAGCCGAGCTGCTGGTTGCCTTGCTCAGACCGCGAGCACACCTTTTGCACGAGCTGCTGGAGGTGCAGATCCAAGCGTGCGAACCCGGTGATGACACCTGGGCCAACACCCAGCGCGATCTGCGGGTGGCCAACAAGGCCTTGATCAAGATGCGAAACCTCCAGCTGCAGTACGAGCAGGAGGCCAGGTGAGCAACATCACAGACACGGCCCGCTTTCTTGGCGCCTTGCGGCAGAAGAACCGCGTGGTGCCGCTTGAAACCGCCGAGACCTTGCTGCTGATTGCAGCTGGCATTGACAACGTGCCAGATCTGCAACGAGCAATGAGTGACAGCGACGGCAAGCTCCTGCCTGCGGCAACTGTCAGCAGGCTGATTGCTTTGCTGCGTGGCAAGGCCCGCTACCACCAGGGGAGTTGGGTGGAGAGCCCTTATTCCCTGCTGGATGTAAGGCCGCACCCACACCGCCGCGGCCACCAGCTGCAGCTGAGTGCGGTTGGGCAGCAGCTCATCAGCTCCTATTTTGGGGAGTACGTTTGCACTACTTCCCTAGTAGTCTCACCATCCACCTGCGAGGAAGAAACCCTGTGTCCGTCAAGCTGATTGCTTCTCTGGAAGTGCCTATTGGTGAGGCGTGGAAAGGGTTTTCCCTATACCTTGAGATGATTGGTGCAAAACACGCAATCATTCTCCACAGGTGCCAGACTCCTAGGAGTCGTCGTCGCCACGGCCCATGGATTTACGTCAGCTGGGGAACGCTCTGGCTGCTTTTTCCATTCTCAGCCCAACGTCGTTCCCGCTTCACCATGCGGAGGTCTTCCTGGTGGTCGCTCGCCGGGGGCAAGCAACTTATCGGGAGCTGGAGGAAGCTTTGAACCTTTCCAACAGCACAGTGTCCCGGACCGTCCATGCCTTGGGCGAGGTCCACCGCAAGGGATACGACGGCCATGCCCTGGTTGAAGTCGTCCGCGATCCCGATGAGGGCCGCCGCTTTGTCATTCAGTTGAGCGCCAAGGGCAAGGCCCTGGTCCGTCAACTGGAGGGCCTCTGAGCTCTCACACAACAACCACCACCACCTACAAACCAATGGCAGGCACCGTCCGTAAGGCCTCTGACGGCAGCTGGATTGCCGACGTCACCGTCAACGGTGTGCGTCGCACTGGCAAATGCAAAAGCCGATCAGAAGCCCTGGCCCGCAAGCGAGAACTGCTCGAGCTGCTGCTGCAGCGCGATGCCAAGCCCCTTGCAGCCCCTCCGTACACCCTTAAAGAAGCCCGAGCTCTGTCCCTGCGCATCCGCTGGGCAGGCACCGCCTACGAGCGCACAGCAGCGATCTACAGCCGCGAGGCCGTGGACTATTTCGGTGAGTTCTTCCCGGCCAACGAGATCACAGCTGCCTCTGTTGACACCTGGCGGCAGAAGCTGCTGTCCAAGGGCAACCGCCCCAGCACGGTCAACCGCAAGGTGTCAGCCATCAGGGCCATGCTCGCTGATGCCCACCTGCACGGGCACCTGCAGGAAATACCGCGGATGCCCCAGCAGCTGCGCCTGGTCAACACCAAAGACCGGGTGATCAGCGATGAGGAGCGCGATCGCTTCTGTCTGTACTTCAGGCAGGTGGGCGAGCCCGCCGCGGCCGACGTGCTGGTGTTCCTGCTTGAGACCGCCTGCCGGTGGGGTGAGGCCGAGCGGGTGAGGGGTCAGGACGTTGATCTGGTGAAGGGTCGCGTCACCTTCTGGGCCACCAAGAACGGCAAGCCCCGCTCTGTGCCGTTGACCCGCCGTGCCATTGAGGCCCTGGAGCCGCACCTGCCGGCCGTGCCCAGCCATCGAGTGTGGCCCTACAAGTACACCCGCTATCAGCACCTGTTCAACCTGGCTAAGGGTGCCCTGGGCCTGGCCAATGACAGGGCCCTGTCTATTCACACCACGCGCCACACCTGCGCCAGCAAGCTGGCCAGCAAGGGCATCCCGCTGCACCAGCTGATGACCTTCGGAGGATGGACAAGCCTGGCCTCAGTGCAGCGCTACCTGCACCTGCACACCGACGCCCTGGCCGCCTGCGTCAGCGCACTGGAGAGCTGAGATGACTGAGCTGTTCTTGATGGCCCAGCTGGCCGCTCCTGCCTGCGGCTGGAATTACGGGGCCCAGATCACACCGGACAACAGCTACGTGCTGGGCTGCTCAGTGCCCAATACTTCAGGCGATTACGGAACCGTGCTACGCATGGATCCGTTCACGCCTGGCGGGATTCGCACCGAGTCAGCTGCACCTGCACCGTTGCCTGTCTTCACACCTTGATGGCTTTGCTGTGGATGCGTCCACCGGCCTGAAAAATCTGCCGATGCGTTTGGCAGAGATGCTTGAAGCAGACCCATTGGCAGACCCCCTAAATCCCCGAGATGCCTTATGGTGACTGGGCGGGGGTCTAGCTATCTGGTGAAAGCAGCGGACTCATAATCCGCTGCAAGACCATCCACCCCTGCAGAGCAGTCGTGTTTCCTGTCTGCTGCTAGGCGTTAGACAGTTCTGCATAGGTGGGGTGGAATTGGTGCCGAAAGCACCCGTAACTGCCGATTGAAACCCAAAAATCCCGCGTCCACCCCTGTGGACAAACTGCAGAAGCAGAGGGAGGAACGGGAACAAGAACGCGCAAAGTGGGATGCAATCAATCAACGGGCCCGGCTTCGTGAGTTAGTTCGAGAGAGCGTCACGGAATACGGAACGGCCCTGTTCACCGATAACGCTGAGCGGGTGACGATTGCCCTTGGCCTACTGCTCGAGGAGCTGCTTGCTAATCCATCAAAACCAGGGCCGTACTTCAGCGCCTGGCCCCTGCTGTTGATGGTCACGAATCGAGGGCCCAGAACATTGGCAGCCATTGCGATTGGCGTGGTCTTGGATCACATCAGCCAGCGCCCAAGCGAACGCAAGCTGGCCGGTGCCATCGGCCGGGCTCTGCAGGACGAGCTCAAGGCCGGCCGCATTGAGCAGCTCAGCCCTGACTTGCTGCGCCTGATCCGCAAGCGCAAGGGCAACCGGGCCCTCAGCTCTAAGCAGGTGCTTGATCAGCTGCGCCTAGACGTCAACGGCTGGGCCACTGCCGAGCGCACCCAAGTGGGTGGCCTGCTGCTGCAGGTGATTACCGCAAACAGCAACCTGATCCGGGTCGAGACCGGCATCCGCAACGGCCGCAGCCGCAAGACGGTGGTGGCCACCGACGAGGCCCTGGCAGTGATCAAAGCCAACCCGCCGCGGCCCTTGCCTGCTCGCCGGCTGCCAATGCTGGTACCGCCCAGGCCCTGGTCGGGCATGTACGGCGGCGGCCATCTCAACAACGACGACCCCCTGGTGCGCAGCCGGGCGGGTTACGACCTCAGCCACCTGACCCCTGAGGCCATGGCCCCGCTGGTCAAGGTGGTCAACGCCCTGCAGCAGCAGGAGCTACGCATCGACCCCGAAATGGTGCAGCTGCAGCGCTGCGCCTGGGATCACAACATCCGCGGCTTGTTCCCGGTCACCCGTGACCCACTGCCGGAGCCGCCTAAACCGCAGGAACTGGTGGGCAGCGAGGAGTACCGCTGCTGGCTGAGGCAGAAGGCCGCGGCCCAATACGACCGCAATCAAAACGCCCTGCAGCGCCGGCGCATTGAAGAGACCATCCGCCAGTGCGAGGAGGTAGCGGGCCAGCCGATCTGGTTTGCCTACTGCCTGGACTTCCGCTACCGGATCTACAGCAGCAACCGCTATGCCACCCACCAGGGCCCGGACTGGGAGAAGGCGGCCATCAACTTCACCGCTGCTGAACAGTGCAGCGTTGAGGCCTTTGAGTGGATGCTCAAGGCCGCGGCCGGCCACTACGGCGTGGCCAAGAACTGGCGTGACCGTCTGAGCTGGGGGCAAGAGCACCTGCCGCAGATCTGCGCAGTGGCTGAGGCTCCGCTGGATCGACTCGAGCTGTGGCGAGATGCCAAAGATCCCTGGCAGTACCTGCAGATCTGCCGCGCCATTGCCCAGCAGGTGGCTGATACCAACAGCAGCTGCAGCGTGCCCGTCCGGTTCGATCAGACCTGCAGCGGCATTGGCATTGCGGCAGCACTGATGCGTGACCGGCGCCTGGCACGGCTCACCAACATCAACGGCAAGATCCGCAAGGACATTTACGGCCACGTCGCTGAGGAAGTGCTGCGCCTGCTGCGGCTGGACCTCAGCAACGGCACCCCATCAGAGGTGCGCATGGCCGAGCTGTGGCTGAAGTTTGGCATCGGCCGCAGCCTGACCAAGGGGCCGGTGATGACCACCATCTATGGCGCCCAGTTCTTAAGCATCGTCGATGGGCTGGTGGCAGCCCTTGAGGAACGCAAGGCCGGGCTGCGGGTGTCCGAGTGGGAGCTCGCTTACCTAGCGCCTGCCCGCTACCTAGCCCGCAAGATCAGCCTGCTGCTGGGCAGTGAGCTTAAGAGCTGCCTTGAACTGCAGACCTGGCTGCGCAATGCCTCCAAGAAGGCACTGGCTAATGGCAGCCAGCTGGAGTGGACAAATCCCCTTGGGGTGCCGATGCGGTTGGGTGATCAGCTGGACCCACGCACCACCGTTACGAGTTTGGCCCACGGCAAGCGGCGGTGGCAGGCCTGGAACAATCACGCCGACAACGGTGAGCTTTCAGCCCTCAGCACCAACCGAGCGGTGACCGCCAACGTCGTGCATCACCTTGACGCTGCACTGTGTCACATCATGGTCTCCATGGGTAGCGCACACAGCATCCCGCTCCTAACAAATCACGACTGCTTCGCGACAATTCCAAGCCAAGCTGGCTGGCTGCACCACACCCTGCACGATCAGCTTAGGGTGCTGTACGCCACGGACTGGTTGGACGAGATGAGCCAGCAAATCCGTTCTGCTGCAAGGCTTAGTAACATTAAGCGCCCGCCAACTGTTGGCGATCTGTGCCCGGGCGAGATCGGCAGCAACCCACACTGCTTCTCATAAGACACACCTAGGCGTGTTGCGGACCTGCACCTAGGTGGATACGGTGCTGCTGCACTCCACCTGTAGCGAGCAAATGCCGCGACGCGCAACACTCATCACCCCCGTAGGTGAGGCTGCCTGGGCCAAGATCCTGGGCGAACCCGCTGAGCCGTTTGATGGCGACGGTCCCCGGGCCTGGTCCGTCAACCTGCTGCTGGACCCCAACGATCCGAGCACCGTCGAGTTCATCGAGAAACTCGAGGCCGAGTTTGCTGAGCTTCATGGCAGCGGCAAGATCAAATACAGCGCCAACGCTTGGCCTTTCGGTGAAGACACCACCAAGGACGAGCAAGGCCGCAAGGTGCCGACCGGCAAGATGCGCTTCAACTTCAAGCGCAAAGAGACTACCGCCCGTGGCGATGTGAAGTTGCCGCCTGTGGTGACTGACTCCAAGCTCAACCCTTGGCCCGCGGCCAAGCTGATCGGCAACGGCAGCAAGATTCGCGTTGCCTTCCAGCCGTGGGGATGGGACACCCCAACCGGCAAAGGCATGAGCCTTGAGCTTATGCAGGTGCAGGTGTTGGATCACGTTGCTTACGAAAGTGCTGAAGACGCCCCGGTGTTTGAGAAGACCGACGGCTTTGTGTTGGAAGCAGAGGAGACCCCGGTGTTTGAGCGCGAGCCCGAACTGGCCGTGCTCAGCCCGAGCCAGCGGCTGCGCAAAAGCCAGGAGGTTCCTGATGAGATTCCTTTCTGATGGGATTGCGCACCGCCGATTTCGTACTGCCCGTTCCGCTGCAACCCAAGTCAAGGCCACGCTTTACTTTGAAAGGCAGGGCTTACAAGGACAGCAAATACAGGGAGTGGACGGAATCCGTTCGCTCAATTCTTGGCGAGTGGTGGACCCTGCCACCGCTCGAAAAAGGACAAGTGGTGGCTTTGCACTTGACCTTTTTTGGCCCGGGGACTTCGGACCTGGACAACTTGGCTGGTGCCGTGATGGATGCCGGCACGGGAATTGTGTGGTCGGACGACAAGGTGACCGTGTTGCAACGCATCGAAGCTCAGTGGCTGAAAAAGCCCATGAACGCACAGGCCATTTATCTCAAGGTGATTTGGAATGAAAACACCGTTCCCGCTGCGGCGTGAGCAGTCGTGCATCAACTGCTTTTACGCCTGTGGCGACAAAGAGGTTGGCGTCCTGTTGTCTTGCCGGCGCAATCCACCTGTTGTTTTCAACACAGGTTCCTACACGAGAGGCTGCTGGCCGTTTGTTAAGGGGTACGAATGGTGTGGCGAGTGGGCGCCGGAGGAGGTGGTGGCATGAAGTGTCCCAAATGCGGTCACGACAAGAACCGGGTTGTTGAAACCCGGGCCATGCCTGACGGCGACCGCCGCATCCGGCAATGCCAAAGCTGCGGCAAGACCTTCCAAACCATGGAACGGATTTGCGTTTTTATTGGCCGCGCTGCTGGCTACGTCGAGATGGCACCGCCCGTCCCAACGCTGGCCGTTGTGCCCGAACAGCCAAAAAAAGTAGCCAAGCCTGCTGCTGGTTTTGTCGCTCATTTGAACGACGCTGCCTTGGCTGCGGTGATGGCCGACGCTCAGCCATTTCTTGTGCAGTGGTGGAACGAAAGCCGCCGCTCAAAACACAAGGGCAACGCCACTTGGACCGAGGCGGCATGGCAAGCAAGCGTTCAGCGCGTTGCTGCCCTGCCTCTATGGCAGCAGCAGCTATTGGCTCAGGCCGGTGTTGAACACGGCTGGCAGGCGCTCAAGCCTGAGTACCTGAAAGAGGAGCTGGCCAAGCCGCAGGCCAGCGGCAGACCGATGCCCAAAGACCCGGCGATGCTTGCCGCCCTTGAGCAATGGCCCAGCCAAACCGCCTGACACCAGAGACGTTCTTGGCGGTCGCCGAAATGATCGCAGCCCACCTGCGCATTAAAGAAGCCGACCGCTGGAGCCCTCACATTTGCCGCCTGAAGTTTCACAGTTTCACCTCTGAGTTCCCGGAGATCAACGAACCGCAGTTCATGTGGGCCGCTGAGCAGTGGATTCAAAGCCTGAAGCCTGACGTCTTCAAGCGTTATCCCACTTGGAAAGAATTGATGGCACCGCTGTATCGCAGTGAAAACGGCCTGGCCAACAGGAGCTGGGGCTACAAGCCTGAGCTGCCTGGCTTTTGCCAGCCCACACAACCGCAGCTGGCAATGCTGCCCGCCGAGCCTTACAGCCTGGCGGCAGCACCAGACCCACACAACGCTGATGCCTATGTGCCATTCACCTGCACCGAGCATCCGCTGTTGCCGCCTGCTGTGGATGAAAGGCCTGGCCTGACGCCTGAGCGTTGGGCCGACTACCTCAAATGGGTCAACCAAGAAGAGGCTCGCGTTGATGCCAGCTGATGCAACCACTCTTCAGCCACACCGAGCTCAGGGGAATCCTCGAGCACGGACTGCTGACTGGCAAATGGTCAGTGCTGCAGTTCAACAAGAAAGCCCGTGATGCGGTGCTGCCCAGCAAGCAGTTCCTTGAAGACCACCCAGAGTTTCAAGACATGGAACTCCGGGACATGGAGGCCTTCCGCAGGCACCACTACCCATGACCTGGAAGCAGTACAGCAAAGGCCAAGAGGTTCGCTTCCGTGCCCTTGGCGGTTGGGTTAAGGGCCACATCACCGAGACCTATCACGACTCAGTTTCTGTTGTCTTCACTCGAGGCGCACAGGAACGCAACATTCGTGTTTATGACCTACGCAACATTCAGCCATGTCCACCAAGCAACAAGAAGAACCAATCGACGTCTCAAGAGCCTCCGTTGTTCGGATGTTGAATTACGCCAAGCGTTATCACGAGGAGGCTGTTGAACACAGCTATCCGCAGGTTTGGTGGGAGGGCTACATCCGTGCCTGTGAACAGATCCTTGACATGGAGAACGAGTGATGAGCTGGATGGTCCCCAGTCGCCTGCCGCAAGAAGGCCCTGAGCCGATCCTTGGCCCTGGCATTAGCCATCCCAAGCCCAGGGAGGCAACACGCATGTTCTTTCTCGAGGTGAAACGCCCGGGTTACAAAACCATGCGTGTCACCAAGCCCGCGCCGACCCTGGCCAAGGCAATTAAGTATTGCCAGAACATCTGGCCTGATTCCACCGTCACACCCGTCAAATGAACTTGCTAGAGGATTGCCTCTCAATCCAATACGCCTTGGGTGAGTACGGCATTGACGACAGGCGCCGCATGAAAGAAGTGATCCGCGAGATCGCCAACATCATCCGCACCTGGGCACCAGACCCAGGGCAAGCACGCATTTGTCATCTTGCAATCAATGAGGTGGCTGACCGCATGATTCGCGAAATTACGGAAACGCCATGAACAAAGGCACAGGCATCATGCTTGCCGGCTGCATCTTCAGCGCAGTGGCTATCGGCATCCTCTACATCGCCACCATCCACTCATGAAGGCTCTAATCGACACGGAGTATTACCTCTTTACTGCAGCATCTGCCTGCCAGTACGAGGCTGAGTGGGCCCCTGATGTGTGGACCTACTTCTGCCGGCATGACGATGCCAAGGAAGTCTTCCAAGAGCAGCTGGGTGCCTTTCGCGAGTTGCTGCCAGATCACGAGCAGGTGCTGGTTTTTGGCAGCTCCCTCTCCTTTCGCTACGGGGTGTGGCCGCAGTACAAAAGCAACCGCAAGAAGTACCGCAAGCCAGCTGGCTACCGGAAGCTGATCGAATGGGTCCATCACTCGGGCCCCGCCCGTGGCTGGCGCACCGTCGAGCTACCTGACATTGAGGGCGACGACGTGCTTGGCGTGCTCTACAAACCCGGCGACGTGATAGTAAGCGTGGACAAGGACATGCTTACCCTGCCTGGGCTGCACCTGCGGGACGGCCAGATCCTAGAGATGAACCGCCTGGAGGCTGATCGCAACTTTTACCAGCAGGTGTTGACCGGAGACGTCAGCGACAACTACCCAGGCTGCCCTGGCTATGGCCCGGTCACTGCAGAAAAAGCATTGGCTGGTTGCTCAACAGAGGTGGAGATGTGGAATGAAGTTTTGGCCGCCTACAAAAAGAAAGGCTTTGGTGAGGCCTATGCCAAGACGCAAGCCCGTTGTGCTCGTATCCTTCGGGCTGGTGAGTACGACTTGGAGGCCGGCACTCCCCTGTTGTGGAGGCCGCCGGTAGGCTGAGTTTGATCTGCATACCTGCAGTGCTTCAACCAATCGTCACTGAAGAGTTGCTTGTCAAGTTGCGGGAAGTGTTTCCTGCAGCTGTCAGCCGTTTCTTGTCGCACCGCGATCTGGACGTTCTGATCGGTCAACAGGAAGTGATGGCCTACCTGGAGAAGCTGCTGGAAGAGCAGAAGTCTGATCCGCTCAATCTGGAGGAGCTCTGATGTGCTTCGGTGGTGGCGGTGGTGGCGCCGTAATCACGATGCCCGACACCGGGGCTTACGACCGTATGGCCCAGGCGCAGATTGATGCCATGCAGTCCAACCAGGACGGTGCCATCAAGCTGAAACAGCTTGAACTCAATCAAGCCTTGAACAGCGAGCAGCAGGTGCTGACCGAGCTGCGCGACTTCAAGACGCAGCGGGCCAATGAAACCAGCGCCAACGCCGCTCGCATGGCTGCGCTGATTGGGGCACCCCCTCCAGATAAGGCAGCTCAGGCTCCAGTCATTGGATCCGACCGGGCGCAAATGGCAAAGCCCATGGGCAAGCGCGGCCTGCGCATTGATCGGGTTACACCCACCAGCTCAGGCGCTGGCATCGGCCTAAACATCACCACAGGAGTCTGACCATGTGCTTTGGATCTGCCCCTCAAGCCCCTGAGGTCCGCTACGTGGGGCCCAGCCAAGCGGACATTGATGCCAACAACGCCAAGCTGGAGAAGTACCGGCAGGACTCGCTGACCCAGCAGCAGCAGTTCGCGTCAGCGCTGCAAAAGCAGATTGACGATGCCAACGCTTCGGCTTCTGCCAAGCGCAAAGAGCTGGAATACCAGATGGGGCAGAAGCAGCGGGAGATGGCTGCCCAAATGTCAGGTGCTGCAGCAGCCGCTGCTGCGCAACAGCAGGCGGCCTATGCCGTTACCACTACCCAGACCGAACCTGTTGCCGCCCAGACCACATCCGCACCCAAGAAGAAGGACAAGATCAAGGGCACTCTCAAGATTGCCCCTGGTGCCACAGCCATGAGCGAAGGCTCTGGCATCAACATCGGAGTGTGAGCCATGTGCGTTGGAGGAGGCAACAACAGGCATCACGAGGAAGAAGCCAAGCGCCGGCAATGGGCCGCTGATCGCGCCGCTGAAGAGCAGCGTCAACGCATTGCCGAACAGGAGCGGCAAATGCAGGCAGCTGTTGCTGACCAGCAGGCGGAGATGGTGCGTTTGCAAGCCCTGCAGGCTGAGGCTGAAACCAAGCAGCGTCAGACCGTTGACGCCCTAAGGGTCCAGGAGTCCGAACAGCTGGCACAGCTGCAGGCACAGCAGGCACAGCAAAACGCAGAGATCCTAAAAATGCGCGATGCGACCAGCACCGTGTCTGCATCGCTGCGGGTGCTGGCCAATGCACCGCAGACCAAGGCGCCCACGGCACAGCAGACCAGGATTGCATCAGCGCCTGCTGCCCGCACCACCAGCCCCACATCTCAACTGCGGATCGGTTCATCCGGCCGCGGCTCTGGTGTTGGAGTAAATCTCGGAGGCTGACATGAGTTGCACAAAGCGTTACCGCAGTCTTGAAGGCGACAGGAACTACTACCTCGAGCGAGCACGAGCAGCGGCTCGCCTGACCCTGCCGTACTTGGTGCCCCTCAACGACGAGTACACCCCCAACCAAACCGAAAGTTTTCCGTTGCCCTGGAACGGCATCGGTGCCCGTGGTGTTCACAACATCACCAGCCGCCTAAGCCTGGCGCTGCTGCCACCCACGGAAACGTTCTTTCGCTTCACGATTGACGAGATCGAGATGGCCAAGAACGAGCAGCAGCTCATGGCTGCCGGGGCCACCCCTGAAGAACTGGGCAAGTCAAAGAGCGAGTTCGACCTGGCCCTGGCCCGGCTTGAGCGGGCGGTACTGCGCAGCATTGAAGCCAGCAACGACCGTGTTGCTGTTCACGAGATGCTGCTGCATCTGATCGTGGGCGGTAACGCCCTGATGTACGTCAGCGAGAAGGGGCTGCGCTGCTTCCACCTCAACCGCTACGTGCTCAGGCGCGACCCCATGGGCAACCCTTTAGAGGCGATTGTCTGCGAGGAGCTGGCCAACGACAGTCTGCCTGAGAAGGTGCGTCAGCTGGTTGAGGAAGAAGACGGCGAGAGCGCAGGGATCATCGAGGCCGAAGACGATTACACCCCTGAGTACGAGCGCACCGTCAAGCTCTACACCCACGTGGAGTGGGAAGGCGAAAAGGTCAGCTGGTATCAGGAGGTCAAGGACAAGGAAATTCCTGGCACCCGGGGCAAAGCCTCGATCTCGGAATCACCCTGGCTGGCCCTGCGGATGTACCGCATTGATGGCCATGACTATTCGCCTGGCTATGTCGAGGCGGCCTGCATGGCTGACCTGCAAACAGCTGAGGCCCTAAGCCAGGCCATTGCAGAGGGCTCGCTGGTGTCGGCCCAGGTCAAGCACTTGGTCAAGCCCAGCGGTGTTGCCAATCCCAAGAAGCTGGCCGAGGCGCCCAATGGTGCTTACCTGCCCGGCAACCCTGATGACGTCACCACCATCACGGTGGGCAAGGCGCAGGACTTGAGCGTGGCCATGCAGGGCCTGGCCCGGATCGAGGCACGCCTGGCGCAAGCCTTCATGCTGGCCGACATGCGTGATGCCGAGCGCGTCACAGCAGAGGAAGTGCGGCTGCAAGCGCTGCAGCTTGAGAACTCCCTGGGTTCAATCTACGCGATCTTAACCACCGAATTTCAGCAGCCCTATGTGGCACGAAAGCTGGCGCTGCTGGTGCGCAAGGGCAAGCTGCCCAAGCTGCCGGATGAGCTGGTCAAACCTGTTGTGAGCGTTGGCTTGTCGGCTGTTGGCCGCGGCAACGACCTCGAGAAGACCGCTCGCTTTATGCAGATCCTGCAACAGTCGATCGGGCCTGAAGGGATCACGACTTACGTGATGCCATCGGAGCTGATCCGCCGGCTGGCTGCCTCGATGGGCATGGACATCATTGGCTTGGTCAAGACCGATGAGCAGCTGGCTGCAGAGCAGCAAGCCCAGCAGCAGATGGCCATGGCGCAGCAAATGATGGCCAGCGGCATGGCTGATCCACAAAAGCTCGCTAACGCCGCGGCCACCGCCCAGCAGATGGCAGCACCGCCACCTGCCGAACAACCACCAACTGAACAACCAGCATGACCACCACCCCTGAAACCCGAGAGGAGCTGCAGTCCATGGTTGGCCCCGGCCAACAGGACGTGTTCGACCAGTTCCTCGAGGAGATCGAGCAGCAGCAGGCAGACATTGATGCAGCTGAACAGCAACAGGACGAAGAAGAGAAACTGCTAGCCGGCAAGTTCAAGTCCACCGAAGACTTGGAGAAGGCCTATCTCGAAGCCCAGAAGCTGATCAGTCAGCGCGGGCAGAAGACGGCTGAGCCTGAGACCCCTGCACCACTGAGCCGTGAGCAGGCCGCTGAGCATTACGGCGAGTTCATTGCCAGCGCTGCTGATGAAGAGGGCATCGACCTTGGCGCTTGGGATGCAGCCGTCCGCCGGGGCCAAGACACCAAGGCGCTGCGGGACAAGTTGGCCGCCAAGACCGGCATCCCGGTGCAGCTGATTGAGCAGTACGAGCAGTCCTACCGCCCGCAACCTGCTGCATCAGAGCCAGCCGATAGCGGCTTGACCGAGGCTGACGTGACGGAGCTCAAGGCCCTAGTCGGTGGCGACCAAGAGTTTCAGCGGCTAAGCCAGTGGGCTGCAGCCAACATGAGAGCCGACGAGCTGGCGGACTACAACGCAGCGGTGGACAGCGGCAACAAGGCTGCTGTGCGCCTGGCGCTGCGGGCCATGCAAGTGCGTGCTGCAGCTGGCCAGGACTCTGGTGAACCTGAGTTGCTGGGCGGCGGGAAGCCAACCAAAGCAGAGGTGTTTGAGAGCCAGCAGCAGGCGATTGAAGCCATGCGCAAAACCAACAGCAAAGGCCAACGGCTTTACAACGTCGATCCCAAATACAAGGCTTGGTACGAAAAAACCCTTGCACGATCCACTTTTGCGTAACAATGGGCGCATGAGTTGATCTGCACTGGTGGAGCAGATTGGGCCTCCCGAGGGAGACACCCCATCCCTGTAAAGCAATAGGCGGAGGCTCGCAACCCAATTAAGGCCAATGGCCAACGCAAACCTCGACCGTCTCGGTCAAATCCAGGGCGCAGGTGATACCTCCGCTCTGTTCCTGAAGCTCGGCATGACCGAGCTGCTTGACGCCTTTGATCGCGCTTGCGTGTTCAAGGGCAAGATCAAGGAGCGCAACATTAAAGGCGGCAAATCTGCAGCTTTCCAGGTCTCAGGCAAGGCCGAAGCGGCCTATCACACTCCGGGGACACCAATCCTCGGCGCCACAAACTCTCCTGGTGACCGCAACGAGCGCATCATCAACCTTGATGGTCTGCTGATCGCCGATGAGGTGATCTATGACCTTGACGAGCTGATGAATTATGTGGACATCCGCCAGGATGTGACGCACCAGTTGGGTGCGGCTCTTGCACGCGAATGGGACAAGCGCTGTGCGCGTGTCTTGTACGCGGCTGCCAAGACCAGCACTGAGCCCCTGGCCAAAGCCGGCAACGCCGGTCGCATTGGTCAAAGCCAGACCCTATCTGCTGGTTACGCCGCTGCTTCTGCTAACGCCAAGGGCGATGAGCTGGTCGCAAAGATCAGCGCCATCAAGGTGGCCATGCAGAAGAAGGACGTACCCACTGAGGATCTGCTCTGTGTGGTTGGCCCTGACGAGTACGACTTCCTGCTGGATTCCACTCGCGCCATCAACGCGGACTTCAATGGCGCCAGCGGTGAAAACGGTTCCTTTGCGCAAGGCCGAGTGTTGCGCGTGAAAGGTGTCCCCGTGATCATGTCGAACCACATCACTCAGGCTGCCTACACCAACAGCGCCAACGACAAGAACGCTGCCTACCAGCAGGATCTGTCAAAAAACAAGGCTATCGTGTTCCACCGCGATGCCATTGGTGTGCTGACCCTGCGCAGCCCCGGCCTGCAAATCACCCCCCAGGGCGGTGACTTCAACATCATGTACCAAGCCACTCTGATGGTTGCCCGCATGGCAATCGGCATGAGCGTGCTGCGTGCTGAGTGTGCAGGCGTGATTGAGCTCCCCTAACTTTTGTTAGGTGAGTGTCTCGAGCCCCCTGCCACGCCGTCAGGGGGCTTTTTTGTGCCCACCGATAACATGAGTCCAACACCCATGCAGAGTATCGATGGGCCTTGCCAATCAGGCCTTGACGCCAGGCCGGACAACGCTGCTGGAGGCGGTCAACATTTGTCTGCAGAACATCGGCGAGCAGCCGGTGAACAGCCTTGAGAACCAACAAGTGGTGGAAGCCACCATGGCTGAGCGCACCATCCTTGAGTTCCACAAGGAAGGGCAGACCAGGGGGTGGAGCTGGAACACAGAGCTGGCTTACGAGTTTGCCAAGAACAACGCAACCAACCAGATCACAGTTCCAGCCAACATCGTTACCTGGGCCACGGATGCTTACGAATGGGCAGGGCGGTTCCAACTGCGGGGCCAAAAGGTCTACGACAAGGAGAAGCACACCTACACCCTGGGTGCTGACATCACCAACCTGAAGGCTGATGTGGTTTGGCTGCTGCCGTGGGACGAGTGCCCTGAAGCGTTTAACCGTTGGATTACGATCCGCTCGGCACGAGTCTTTAGCGATCGGGTGCTAAGCAGCGACTCGATCTTCAAGTACACCGCTGTTGATGAGCAGGCTGCGCTGGTGGAGCTGCAGCGCGTTGAGCTTGAGCAGACACAAGCCAACAGCCTGACGGGTGGCCCTGGTCTACGGCCGTTCCCCACCTACTCCCCTGGCCTTGGCTTGCTGGGTCGGAACCGGGGGTATCTGCGTGGCTAACCTCGTCAGCTCCACCATCCCCAACCTGATTCAGGGGATCTCGCAGCAGCCCGATGCGCAGCGAGATCCATCACAAGGGGAGCTGCAAATCAATGCTGTGAGCTCCTTGGCCGAGGGGCTGAGGAAGCGCGAGGGCACGCAGTCCATTGCCAAGGTGAGCAACACCAGCTTTGGCGACGTCTATTTCCACAGCATCCTGCGCGATTCATCCGAGCAATACCTGGTGGTGATCAGCAGCACGGCAATCCGTGTGTTTGATCTGGCTGGTAACGAGAAGACCGTCACACCTAATGCAGGAGCCTATAGCTACCTGTCAACGGTGACTAACGCCAAGAACGACATTCGCGCCGCTTCGATTGCTGATTACACCTTTGTAAGCAACGTCAAGAAAACGCCGGCCATGAGCGCTGCGCTGGCCCCGGCTGCCGCCAGGCCTGCAACGCATGAAGCGCTGGTGTGGGTCAAAGCTGCCAACTACGGCCAGACCTACAAGGTCAACGTGAACGGTACGCAGGTTCAGGTGCAGACCGCTGTGGCGCCTGTGATCGTCACCGGCGGAGCCACAATCGAGAACCGGATCAGCACAGAAGACATTGCTAGCAGCTTTCAGTCAGCGCTGAGTGGCGTGTCTGGCGTCTCGATTACGCGCAAGGGCAGCGTGCTGCATTTCACCAGCAGCAACGCGATCACGATTGCGGCATCAGACGCCCGGGCCAATGCGGACATAACGGCCATTACCAGTTCGGTGCAGGCTTTTACTGAGCTTCCGACCATTGCTCCCCAGGGCTATCAGGTCGAGATCGTTGGCGACCCAGGCAACAAGTTCGACGGCTTCTACGTGGAGTTTGTGCCCCGCGATGGGGCCGGCACCTTTGGTGAAGGCAGCTGGCAGGAGACCGTCAGCCCAGGCGTTGAGTACCAGATTGACGCCACGACCATGCCTCACCTGTTGGTGCGTCTGCCTAATGGGACGTTCTGGTTTGGCCCGGCCAATGGCAGCACTCAGAGCGGCGTGCAGATTCCTAGCTGGGGCAAGCGAGGTGCTGGTGATTACGAGACGGCGCCTGACCCCAGCTTCATTGGCAACCCCATCCAAGACGTCTTCATCTACAAGAACCGGCTTGGCTTCTTGGCTGATGAGAACGTCATCCTGAGCCGCGCACGAGACTTTTTTGAGTTCTTCCCGGAGACGGTCACGGCTGTTCTCGACAGCGATCCGATTGACCTGACGGGCAGCAACAACCGGGTGTCGGTGCTGCGTTACGCCATCCCGTACCAAGACGAGCTAATCATCTTTTCGGATCAGATCCAGTTCCGCTTCAACGCAGCCGAAACCGTGCTGACGCCAAACACGGCACAGATTACGGTGCTGACCCAGTACGAGATCGACCCCAACTGCCGGCCAATCCCGGTGCAGGGGACGATCATCTTCTGCCAAGCCAACGGGCAGTGGAGCCAGTTTCGGGAGTTCAGCGTCCGCGGTGCGGGCACTGCACTGGTGGCTGATGCCTCTGACCTGAGCGGTTACGTCAACAGCTACGTGCCCTCTGAGGTCTTCAAGCTGACGGCCAACGACACCGGCAACTGCTGGTTCGCGCTGTCAGGCAAGGCCGGCTACCAGAAGCGCCTGTACGCCTACAAATACTTCTACCGCAACAGCGGCGGTGGAGCTGAGCGGGCGCAGAGCAGCTGGAGCCACTGGCAGCTCAGCGGGGCCGACAAGATCCTCAATGCGCTGTGCGTGCAGGAGACCGTCTACCTGCTGGTGGAGTACGGCACTGAGGTTTGGCTGGAGAAGATCTCAGCAGCAGACCGCACGGCTGACGTGCTGCCCAACCCGTACCAGCTGCTGCTGGATCGGCGGGTCACAACAACCATGGCAACGCCAGCAGCAATTCGGGTGGCGGCTGGCACCTACAACGCCACGACCAACATCACCACCTGGACATTGCCGTACACGGTTAAGGCCAAGACCCAGGCCTGGAGCGACTTCTCAAGCACCAGCAATGGGGGCGTGCTGCTGGGTGAGGCCAATAGCGGCACAACGATTACGGCCCGGGGGAACTGGTCAACACAGCCAATCGTGTTTGGCGAGGTCTTTGAGTTCCTCTATCGCTTCACGCGGTTCAAGCTCTACAAGGAAGTGGGTGGCGGCAAGGCGGCTGCCAACAGCGAGCGCACCCAGGTGCGTCACGCCAAGCTCCGGTATCACGACACCCATTACTTCGAGGCCTGGGTCACGGCCGAGCGGCGCGATCCAGCGGTCTACACCTTCGATGGGACGGTGCTGGCAGCCCGGGCATCACAGATTGGCAATGCCTTGAACAACAGCCCTGATTTGGCAACGCCTCGTTATTTCGAGGGGGTGTTCCAAATCCCAATCGCCAGCCGCGGCGAGAACTGCATCGTCGAGCTGCGCAATAGCACCGCCAACCCATGCAAGTTCAGCACTTGCGAATGGGTTGGCCTGGTTACCAGCCAAGCAAGGAGCCTCCAATGAATTGGTCTGATCCCACGCCTGCACGTGTGCAAAACATTGCGAAGATGGTTCGGTATCAAGACCAGCTAGAGGTGTTTTATAGCCACGGTTTGACAGGGGAAGACGCGGTTTATCAGAGCTGGCAAAACAGTCAGATCTGCCGTTGCATAGATGGAGATGACGGGCAAGCCGTGGGTATCTGTGGCGTTACTGGATCTTTGATCTGGTTGCTTGGCACGGATGACCTGCTGGCTAGCAAAAGTCATCGCCAGCAATTCCTGCGCGGTGGTCGCAAGTGGGTTGATGGCTTGACGCAGACCCACAAATACTTAGAGAACTGGGCGCTGTGGTCTAACCAGGCATCGCTGCGGTGGCTGAAGCATTTGGGATTCACGATTGACACCCCTGCCCCGATGGGCCGCAGCGCTCAGCTGTTCGCGCACTTCTGGAGGGCCGCCTAATGCCACTCCCTTTGCTGCCGATTGCGCTTGGCGCCGCTCAGGCTGGTCTGGGCATCGCTCAGGCTGGTCTGGGCTATCAGGCCCAGCAACAGGACTACGCCAACCAGACAGCGTTCCAGGACGCCAACAATCAATTCGCCCAATGGCAAGCGGGCTTTAACGCTCGCGTGCAAGACAGCAACGCTCAATACAAGTATTGGGCGGATACGGTCAACTACAACCAGCAGCTGTCTTATACCCACTCGCTGCGGAACCTTGAGCTGATGCGCTCAATCCGCCAGGCGGAAGTGGTTGCAGACAACCGTGCAGCCTCTGGCGCTGCTTTTGTGCGGGACAGCGAGGCCACGACACAGGCGTACCAAGAGGCCTCGATGCAAGAGGCAGTGGCGCTGCAGCAGTACCAATGGCGGGCGCTGCAGGGCCGGGCGTCAGTGCAGGCCATGACCCAGGAGGGTCGCAGTGTCGATCGCTTAATCAACGATTACGCCCGCCAGGCAGGTGACTACCAGACGCTGCAGGAGATCAACCAGCGCACTCGCAGCCGCCAGTACACCCGCGAGCAAGCCGGGCAGGTTGCCCAGTATTTAAGCCGCTGGAACAGCCAGCAGTTCTACGAAGAGCAGCCGTACATCGACCCTGTGGCGCCGTTCGCGCCGCTGCCAACGCTGATCACTCCGCCGCCGCCAACCATGCGTGGCGGGGCGCCGAGCAGTGCAGCCGCGGCATTGAACATCGGCAGCGCAGTGCTTGGCGGCATCAGCACAGGAATGAGCTTTGCCGGTCAACTTAAGGCGTTAAAGACTCCATCAAGCGCAACTGGTCCGGGAACTGTTTCGCTTAATCGCTTTAACCAAGCAGCCGCTAACTACAGCAGTTAATCCATGGCAGACCGTCTTCTTCCCTTTGGTCAGATCACGCCGGTAGCGCGGCCCATCGGTGCGTTCGTCCAGGCTGCCGACAAGAACATTGCCGGGCCTGCCAAGCCAGCAATGCTTGGCACCCCGGATGGGGTCAGCACCCTGCAGATGGGCAGTGGCGGCAGCGTTCAGGGGTACAACCAGTACCAGCAGCTGGCGACTGCTCTTAGCCCGTTCGCCGAAACGTTGGTGCAGGCAGGCTCCCAGGGCTACCTCTCCTACGCCAAGGGCAAGATCGAGCAGGGCTATTACGACCAGCTCACCCAGCTCAAAAATCAACAGGCCAAGGCCACGCTGAGCCTGCAAGTGCAGCAGGAGCAAGGCGCTGCCAACGCTGCTGCGCAGATCAACCAGCTGCAGAAAGTTGATCCAGTGGCTTCACAGCTGCTGCAGGACTCCAACCCCTGGAGCCTGGTGGGCCGGCGCCGTGCCATGGCTCAAATGGCTGCCGCAGAGGTCGATGACGCTCTGCTTAATGACCTGGCAATCAACGCTGGCGTTCGAGCTGGCCTGGCGCCTGGCAGTGGTGAGCTGGTCAAGCAGAAGGCCGCCATCACCAATCAGGTCATGGCCTCCTATGGCCTGTCGGGCGATGAGCTTGAGAGCCAGTTCTACGTCGTGCCTGCCATCAACAAGGCATGGGAGACGTACACCGAGCAGCACCGCAAGCTGTGGAACGAAGAAACAGCTCGCACCACCACTGAAGCCACGGGTGGCGCAGTCAACGGAGCGCTGGCTCAGATCCTCAAAAAAGGCGTGTCGATGGCTGATGGTTCATTCATCACCCGTAGCGATCCACGCTTTGACGCCTTAGCCGGTCTGGTGCTGACCACTCAGATCGACCAAGGCCTGCGGCTGCTGGCTGGCGACAAGAAGAAAGAAGCAATGCAAACGGTCTACGGGAACCTTGCATTGCTTAGCCGCGACCCTGCAGTGGAAAGCATTGTTCGCGAGATCCGCGTCGGCAATCCTAATGACCCGCTGGATAAGCGGCCGCGATTTATTGATGCCAACCCAGTGCAGCTGCTGGAGATGCAGAACAAGGGTCTGCAGCTGACGACTCAGAAGTTTGAGCTGCAGCAGAAGGACAAGGGCCAGCAGATGGACGCTTTCTATTACGGCAAAGATGGCCCTGGTTACCCGGGTGTTGTTGTCGATTCTGAGGATTATCAACAGCGGATGGTTAGGGCTAAGAATTACGGCCTGAGCATTGGCTATCTCGACGTTGATAATTACCTAGGGGACAAGGCAACGCAGTCGCAAGGCTTTGCCAGAGCTGCGTTCAGCATGACTGCTGAAGAACGTGCAGCTGCTGAGAGCTGGGTAGACAACCTTTCGCCTGATGCCCTTTCGCCAAAGAACATCGGCGGTGTTCTTGCGCAGGCTGATGCCTATGCCATGCGCGAAGGAACGCGTGAGGCTCGTGATCAGCTGCGCCAAAAGCTGCACACGCGCATCAGAGAAAGAGAAAAGTTGTTCAACGACATGCCCGAAGGCCTGTTCGGGCAGATTAAGACCGAGATCAAGCAGGACATGGGGCTTGGCCCGATCAAGTCCCTAGATCCCAAAGGCGAGGCCATGTCGCTGCTGCTGCAGCCAGGCATGACTGTCGGCGGCGCCATGAGCGCAGCGCCCAACAAGCTGGCGGCCTTTGCCATTGATCTTGAGAATCTCTACGTCCGCCAGGTGATGGCGGGCATGAACGCATGGCGCAAGGACAACCCTGGCGTGGGCCGAATCCCCCCGTCAGCTCAGAACGTCATTGTGAGCCAAGCGGTTGCCACGGCACGCAAGTCTCCTGAGTACGCCCGGATCTACAGCCAGGCAACGGGGATGAACCCTGGCGAGGTGGGTCAAGGCACCGTTGGCACTGGCCCCAAGCAAGGCAGCAAACCTGGTCCTGACGTCCGCGGCGTTGACCGCAGCAAGGCCGGCAGCATCCCTGACTCGACCATCAAGGCCTACCAAGCACGGCCGGTGATGAGCAAGCCGTGGCTGCACTCAGAGCTGCAGAACCTCAACAACGGCAAGCCTGTCAGCCCTGAGCTCTACAACCTGGCCCGTCGCGCCAACACATCCACGACCCGTTATCTGCTCGAGCAGATGACTCGGTTCTATCCCGACCTTGATCAGGACGGGACTGTTACCAAATACCTGCAGCAGCAGCTGATCAGAGAGCGGCAGGGCAAGACCGTTTCGAGCGCCAACTACAGCAGCTTGGGGCTGGGCATGGTGCCGACTGGATACAACAGCTTCTCGCCAGGCAGCTGGCTGATGCAGATGATCATGCCGCCAGCTGCAGCTGCCACGTTGCCGCCTCAGTACAGCGGCGGTGGCAGCCAACCGTATGTAGCCACGGGGCCTACAAGCAAGGGCAGTGGCGGTCCTGGTTGGGACAAGGTTGTCGCCATGGCTCGCGCCAACGGGGCCAAGTTCCCAGAGCTGGTAGCAGCGCAGTGGGCACTTGAGTCGGACTGGGGACGATCCACCAGCGGCCGCAACAACTACTTCGGTCAAAAAGGTTCAGGCACACGCCGCAACACGTGGGAGGTGGTTGGTGGCCAACGGGTCAACACCACAGCCAGCTTTATGGACTTTGCAAGTCCAAATGAGAGCGTCAGCTACCTGGTAAACAAGTGGTATCAGGGCAGCAACGGGGCAAACAAGGCCAAAACCGTTGAAGAAGCAGCGCGAATCCTGAAGCAGCGGGGATACGCCACTGATCCCAACTACGTGAACAAGTTGCTGCAAATCATCCGTAGCAACAGGAGGCCCTAATCCATGCCCAAGTTCAATCTGGCCCCTCTGTCTGATGACCTTAACCCGGTGTTTCCGCCGGCCTCACCGCCCAAGGCAACGCGGGCGCAGATGAATCAATCGCTGGAGAACCGGCTGGGCCCGCTTAGGCCGTTGGGCCAGCTGATGAACACCCTGGCGTCGCCTGACACCAAGGCAGGCATCGTCACGGGGCCAATCAATGCGGTCAGCAAGTTGACCAATGCCTTAGGCGATCTGATCCAGCGCAAGCCAATCGACACCAAGGACGCTTTCCAGATCACCCCTGCGCAAACCCGTGCCGTCAACCCATTCCGTATGGGTTACGGCAGCGAGGTCACCCCTGCTGATGAAGCGGGCCTGCAGGTGGGTGGAGTGATCGGCGCCGAAATGCTGGGTGCCGTCACAGGCACGGCCATTGTCAACCGTATCAAGCAAACAGGTACTGCTATCCGTGCAGCGCAAGCGCTGAAGGCGACCCCGGCAGTGCGGCGTCTTGCCGTTGCTCAGTCGGTCAACCCTGCACTGCGCACCGGCCTTGGGTTGGCCAAGAACGCTGGCGAGGCGGTCACGGCCACTGCACTAGCAGCGCCATTTATTGATCAGGACCAGGGCAATCTCAGCAACCTGGGCGACAACTTGATTTTTGATCCCACCGACACCAAAGGCGTTCCGTTGATACGTGGAGTTCGGCCGGGCGAAACAGGCTTCCGACTTCCTGGACGCGCAGAAGAGACCGACAACTATTTCCAAAAGCTGGGCAAAGGCTTGATTGTTGAGGGGCTTGCTCTGCCTCTGTCGGTGATTGGCCTGGGCTCCTTGGCCGGGCCCACCCGCCGCTTGATGGCTGGCAATGGCATCCAGGCCTTAGACGAGCTGGCTCAAACAGAGCTGGCGCCGTACATGCCCAAGGCAATGGCGGGCCCTGCTTTGCCCCCGGCTGCTGAACAAGGGCAGCTGCCCCCCTGGCAGGGCGGTGGGGCCTTGGTGCCCGCAGAACCTGCAGGGCAACTGGTGCCGCATGGCTCAGCCATTGAGCGCCAGCTGGACGAGTCCACGATGATCCGGCAAGTCAGCCAGCAACGTGACTGGCTGCAGCAGCAGGGCCTGGTTGAGCAGGGCGAGCTGGGTCAGCTCGAGCTAAACGTGGGTCAAGCCGTTGATCCTGAAATCCGGCTGCAGATTCGCCAGCTGCAAACCCAGCGCGGCCAGCTGGTGAAAGCCATGCAGGACACGCCTGATCAGCTGGATCAAATCGAGGCCCAGCTGGTTGAGGTCGATAAACAGATCGCTGATCTCAACCTGACCAGCACCACTGATGAGTTCCTGGCCCCACGCTCGGGGGTGCAGGGGGAGTTTGACCTGGCGGACCCCCGGCCAGAGATCGACACCTACCTGGCTTACCTGGACGAGCTGGACGACCAGCAGCTGCGGCAGGTTCACAGCCGCGTCTACCGCCAGGCAGGGCAAGAGCGCAACGCACAAGAGCTCGGTCAATCCCAGGCCCAGATCCAAACCATCAACGACCGCATTGCTGAAATTCAGTCCCGTGCTGATGACGGCAACCTCACCCCGACCGGGGCCAAGCGGCTGCTGAGTCGGGCGCAGAAAGAGCTGGATGCAGCTCAGCTAAAAGTCACCTCCCTGCAAGCGCGGTCACGTGTGCCTGAGACCTTGGTGGGCGATCAGCTGGAGATGGCCCTGCCGCAACAGCTGGGGCTGAACCTGGCTGATGAAATCCAGCTGCCTCCGTTCCGTGATCTGGCCGCCACCGCCAGTGAGTACGGCTACCGGACGCCTGATGACTACCGCAATGCCCTGCAGGGCTGGAACCGTGACCAGCTGCGCCGGCTGGCAATGCCGGACTCAAGCCCAGAGGTGGCCGCCCTAGTCAAAGCCCGCACGGGCCGCCGGGTGTGGAACGCCAAGAAGCAGGACATTGTTGATGCCCTGGTGGAGATCAGCCAGCGCCGCGGGCGTTACCTGCCGCCTGAGCCGCCAACGCCTGAGCAAGGTGCCCTGCAGTTGACCACCAACCCAGCTGGTGGCGACGCCCCGCTGCTGGATGTGCCGGCAAACCTGGATGTGCCTGGCATCAGCCGGACCCTTGATGCCGATGGCAATGAGGTGATCGTGCCGATGGTGAACTACCAGGCACGCGGCATCGACGCTGAGACCCGCACTCGGCTCAAGCGGGAAATCCTGCAGCGAGCCATTGATAACGGCGAGGTGCAAGCGCCGGTGTCACCACTGCCCAAGCGGCCTGAGGGCCCTGAGTTCTTCCAGCAAGGACAGTTCATTGACGATCTTTTGGCTGATGAAAGCGGCCAGCTGCCGATGCAGTTTCTGAATGACCAACTGCCGATCTACAAGGCTGGCGGCAAGAACGCTGACTCACTCATTGACGAGATGCGCTTGCGGTACGAGTACCAAGTGATGGATGCTGAAGCGCAGCGTGTGCAGCGTCAGGCATGGCTGGCCGATCGCGGCTGGGACACCATGACTTGGGAAGAAAAGAAGAAGCTGGGCATCCTCGGGGAGGGGTTTTATGCCCTGCAACGCACTGAGTTTGCTGGTGCTGTTGATCGTGTCCGTGATGCAACGCCGCAATTCAACCCTGAGCTAACGCCAACGCCACCACGCAAGGCCAACACTTACGAGTGGACGCCTGAAGGCACGGCAATGAAAGAGCCTGCCAAAGCGCCTGAAACACCCACTCAAGCCCCGGCGAGCAAGCGTCAGGCAACAGCTGAAGCAGCATCCGCGCGGGCCAAAGCAAGGCAGCTGAAAGTGCAGCAGCAGAGGGCTGCGATGCAAGGCAAAGAGCTGGACAATGAGATTGCAAAACTTGAGCGCAAGATTGCGGAGGGCAGCTGCAATGGCTGATTGCTTTGATCTAGAGAAGCAGCTGCAAACTCTTCGCGAGCAGAAGGCCGCCAATGAAGCGGTGCAGCGTCGGCTGGCTGGTGAACTGAATCAAGCAGTTGCCAATCAGCTCGAGCCAAAGCCGGTTCGCTTCAGGATGCTTTCAGGCGACAAGCTCGAGATCAACCCACAAAGGTTCTGGAACCAGGTTGAACGCGATGCGTTGGCCATGGATGAGGAGGCGATTGGCCAAGCCGTCCGCGCTGGATTTGAGAAGCAAGCCAGGCCGATTGGTAGCAAAGGCCTGAACATCAACTACGCCCAGCTGCCCTTTGGCGAAGAGAACCTAGGCAAGCTGCTCGAGGTGTTGGCGCTTAAGCGCAATGCCAGCGAGAAGGGCGTTGAGCTGAGGCGGCCTTACACCGCAGGTGTTGCCGACGCTCAGTTCCGCCTGGTGGCCATGGCCTATGGCGCAGAGCCTGGGGCACTATTTGACGCCATGAAACGCAAGCTGGCGGGCATTGATGAGCTGCCGGTCAACGCTTACATCGTCAACCGCGTGAAGATGGATGCGGTCCGCTCCTACGCGGATGCGCTGGATGAGGCTTCTGAGCTGATGAAGCTCGGCGCTTTGGACGATGCGGCCAAGACCAGCCTGGCCAACATCGCTCAATGGGCTCATGCGTTTGAGCAGTTTGACAACCAGGTGTCACGCAAGATCGCTCAAGCGCTACGCACCCGGCAGTTTGGCGACTGGGCGAACGAAAACATTTTCATAAAGTTCGACAAGGACGTCAGCCTTCTCACGCTTGATGAAATCAAAGCTGGCAGTTTGCTGGCCCAGGTAGAAGACGCGATTGCATCGGGCGACCCCCTTAAGCTAAAGCGCCTGGCCACAGCCAAGCGGCTTGACGAGCTGGCCGGGCGTTCACTCAACGAGCCCAACTTCATGACCCAGGTGCGGGTCTTGAACACCTACCGCAAGGACAACCTGTTTAGCGGTGTAGCCACCTGGCTGGTGCGCAACCCGACGTCGATCCTGGTCAGCGCCAACTACGGCCTGGAGGACATTGCAGAAGGCGCTCTGAAGTTCGGCATCAAGGCTGAGCTGGGCGCCATGGGCCATGCCTTCCGCTCGGTGCAGCAGGGCATGAGCACAGCTTGGTTAAACGCCTGGGACAACTTTGCCTATGGCAAGAAGACCTTTGACGTGAACAACTACGCCGAGCTGTCGGACGACATTCTTGAGCAGACCAAGAACACGGTGAATCGAGATCTCAATGATGCTTGGGAACTATTTACCAGCCCGAGCTACCACTTCAAAACGGCGGGAACTGGGACGGTAGTAACGTTCATGAACCTGATGAACTTGGGCTTCCGCAAGCTGCTGGGGGCGGGGGTTGAGCAGTTGACCGGCACCAGCGCTGGCTACACCCCGTCATTCCGCCTGCTGAACGGTGGCGATGAGGTGATCAGGAAGATGAGCTTTGACTGGAAGGTCAACCATGAGGCCTGGCTGCGAGCTGCCAAAGAAGCCGAGGGTGTCGTGGAGCAAGGCGGCCAGCGGGCAGATCGCAACTGGATTCGTCAGCGGGCTGATCAGCTGGCCGAGAAGGCTGTCTTCAGTGGCCTAATGACCGATGACGAGTTGGCCAAGCTGCGCCTACGAGAGCTTGGTGCCACAGCCGGCGACATGGACAACGAGGAGCTGCGGCTCCTGATGTTCAACAACCTGCACGGCACACCCAATGCAGCCGATGAGCTGGGCAAATTGGGTGTTGAGCGGGGCAACCAGGTCACCTTTACTCAGGCCCTGGACGACCGTTTTACCCAAGGCGTGCAGTTGATGCGCAGCAACCCGTTGGTCGGGTGGGTCATGCCTGTGTGGCGAGTGCCGGCCAACGGCATGAAGTGGATGTTTGGCCACGACATGTACGTCCAAATCCCCAAGCAGCTTTATCTCGAGCTCAAGAACGCCTTGGGTGATGGCGGCTATGCGCGGCCTGGCAGCGACTCCTTTGGCAAGTTTTGGGAAGCCGGTGCCGTTGACTCGGATCTTCTGGCCAAAAGCAGGGCCTCGTTCCTATCTTCTTTAGCCCTGGCCAGCACCACACAGTTGCTGTGGGAGGCGGGCATCTTCAGCGACGGCGGGCCAACAAAAGAGGAGGACAGGGATCGTTTGGGCCCCACCTTTAGGCCGTACTCTTTCTCGCTGACCTATGGCGCCAATGAAGCCGTTAGCAAAATGTCTGGTGGATCAATCGATTTAATTGATCTGATGGGTCTGCAGGCAGACCTGCTGCGTGCACGACACGAAGGCCGAGTGGACAACAACAGCTTCACTACACACATGGGGGGCATTGTTCATGCTTACGCTCGCATGGTTATGAACAAGGCATCTTTGACAGGTATTTCCTCCATAATCAATGCTTTAGTAAGGGCTGGCCGCGGCGGTGACGTGGACTGGGCTGGTGAGCTGGGCAAGCAGATGAACGGCATCCTGCCGCTTTCTGGCCTATTCACCTCCGCGTCCAGGGGCTTCAACGATCCCAATGAAACGGTTGCCAAGCGGCGTGAGCTCACCCCAGCCGAATACCAAGCACTAAAGCAAGACCCCAACTGGGAAATCTTTAGCAACATTGCCAGCCGGATCTTCAAGGACTACCCGATCCTTGGTCAGCTGGTGCCTCCTCAGCGGGAAGACAGAGATTGGCTGGGCGATCGGATCGAGCGGCCGCTGGGCCTGTCAGTGGACGAGACCATTCCCTTCATGCCGGTAATTGTGCCCAAGAGCCCGCTGCGAGATTGGTTGGCTCAGCACGGCCTGGGCATGAAGCCTCGCCCCGAGGGCCGCGTTTCAGAAGGCCTGCCGGTGCCGACCAACATGACCAAGCCGCAAGAGGCCACCTACAGGGAGGCAATGCGCACCATTCCTGGAGCGATCCCTGCAGCAGCTGTGCTCGGTGCTGGCAATGCCACGATTAACGTGGGCACTGCGGTGTTCTCTGTTGACAGCTACGTGCAGGGACGGACGCTTAAGCAAGCGCTGGACAAGCTGCGTCAGGATCCTGAATACAACCTAGAGCTCAACAGCCCTGGTGGCCCCAGTCTGGTCACCCAGCCCGGGAAAGCCTTGAGCGACAGAAGAGGTAGCGTGAATGATCCTCGCGGTGTCTACAAGGTGTTTGATGCGGTTGTCACCTACTACGACAAGCTCGGACTTCAAGAAATGGTCCGTCAACACCCTGAGTTTCAGGAGATGGCATTGGCCAACTTGCGTGCCCGCAACGGCAATGTTCGAGCTCGTCTTGAAGCCAGCCCGCTAGGCCTTGGCCGGAAGTAGCCAAGCCAATAACATGAGGACTGCACAGGTGCAGACCTGCTCGTGGCACTTTCTTACGCCCAGTACGCCGGCAACGGGTCCACGACGACCTTCTCGGTCCCGTTTCCGTACATCCTGAAAGCTCACGTCAAGCTCTACACCGGATACAACATCCTCACTGGTGCTTACACGTCGCAGCTGGTTGACGGCACGAATTACAACTGGACGAGCGGCACGCAAATCCAGGTAACTGCTGCACCGGCAAATGGTGTCACGCTCACGGTACTGCGTGATACGCCGGATGCAGCGCAGTTGGTGCCCTGGCAAGACGGCTCCAACCTGACCGCTGCCGACCTCAATAACGCCGACCTGCAGAACCTGTACGTCGTCCAGGAGCAGCAGGACCGTAACGACTCGGGCGCTGCTGCAGCTGTGGCGGCGCAGACTGCAGCGAGTACGGCAACGGCCGCGGCGACGGCAGCCACAACTGCGGCCAATACCGCCAACGCAACGGCGGCAGCCGCGACAACTGCGGCCGCCAACGCCACGACTGCCGCCAACGCCAGTACGGCCGCATCGACGCAGGCGATTGCCGACAGCCAGACAGCGCTGACTCAAAGCGCACAGGCCGTCTCAACGGCGAACACCGCCTCTAGCAACGCTGCGGCGGCAGTTAGCACAGCCAACAATGCATCAGCAGCTGCAGCAGCTGCAGTTAATACGGCTAACAATGCCTCTGCTGCAGTTGGAGCTGCAACTACAACTGCCAATAACGCAGCGGCTGCTGTGGCGGCAGCTACTTCTGCGGCAAACGGGGCTGTCAATACCGCAAACGCGGCCAATGCCACAGCAAATACAGCACTAGGCAACAGCCAAACAGCAATTACTACAGCCAACAACGCCTCTACTGCGGCAAGTAACGCAACGACTACCGCTAACAACGCTTCTGCTACCGCTAACAACGCTTCTACAGCAGCAAATAACGCTGTTGGCACAGCAAACGCTGCAGCAGCAGCTGTAGCTAATGCACTTCTCTATGACGTTGTTGCCAACGTAGCTGCAATACCAGCCAACCCTGCAAACAACAAAGCTGTTGAAGTAACAAACAGCACAAACATTCAAGCATTTTCGCCACTTGCGGGACTGCCTGCGGGCTTTGTTGGAGCTAGTGGCCTGAGCGTGCGGATTGTTTATTCAGCTGCAGGCGCGACGTGGAATTTTATTCAGTATTTCCCCAACGATCCAGAAAGCCGTTACTTGAAATTATCTGGCGGCACTTTGACTGGCGCTATTACTGGAACACAAACTGGCAACATTATTCCTTTTTATTTTGATACTTACGCTGGACTGCCATCGGCATCTACTTACCACGGTGCCGTTGCTCACGCTCATGACACCGGAGGGTTGTACTACGCCCATGGCGGGCAATGGGTCCAACTGGCGGTGGCTGGAGCTTCTGCAGGGGCAATTATTGAAAATCAACAAACGATCAATAGTAGCTACACCTTGTCAGCGGGCTACAATGGCTCATCAGTAGGACCTGTTACGGTAGCCGCTGGGGTTTCGGTGACAGTTCCCGCCAATGCCGTCTGGGCAATTCTCTAGCCATGGCTTACGGATCGGTCAAAGTTGATTCCATTGTGACTAGCACGCAGGTCATCAATACTGATGACTTGGTTGCTAAGACACGTACCGTCAGCCCCGGCACGGGTTTGACTGGCGGTGGCGATTTGTCTGCCAACCGCACCATCAGTGCTGATGTGGCAACGCAAGCTGAAGCCGAGGCCGGCGCGGCTGCAAACAAATTGATGACGCCGCAGCGCACAGCGCAGGCGATTGCTTTGTTGTCGCCGGCTCCGGTGTTTGCCTCGCAGGCCGAAGCTGAAGCTGGCTCGGCATCCGACAAAGTGATGTCCCCGCTGCGCACAGCGCAGGCGATTGCAGCTTTAAGTGGCGGCGCTGTCTACTACAACCGCAGACCTCCTCTGCATCGCGGCTCGCTGTTTTACAAGACGGCTGCAACCACAATCAGCGTGGTGGCCGGTGCTGTGCTTAACGGCAAGCTCTACGCCACGGCAACCGCTGTGACGATGCCTGCCAGCTTTACCAACAACAGCGACTACGCCATTTGGCAGCACCCCAGCACTGGTGCTTTGGTGGCTGACGCCAACTACACAACAGCACCTGCTGGCGCCACTGGCGGCTCGATTGTTGGCGGCTTCCACTACGTCCCTAGCGGGCGGCCAACGGGTTTTAATAACACCTCCCCAACAGGTAGTGCCGAAATCCTGGAGTTCAGCATTTTTGATCTGACTTATCGCCCCAGCTGCCCAGACCCTCGCGGAATGGTTTGCATCAACGATGCGTTTTGGATTGACATCTATTTGGCAGGGGCCACCAGCTATGCCGGCAGCACGTTCTCTGCTGTCCCCAGCAGCAAGATCGGCCTGACCATTGCTGATGGCAGCAGCTACGCCCTGGTGCCCGCTCAGTACGGCGGCAACGGCAGCAGCAACTACGGCAGCTTTACCTGGTACGAAGCCTCAGAAATGGCTGCCAGCTTTGGCAAGCGCCTGCCGTTCTATGCCGAGTTTGCAGCGGCTGCGTTTGGTGCTCCAGAGGCCGGCAGCCGTGGCTCTGACGCAGGCACGGTGCAGTGGGAGCGAATTAGCAAGTTTGGTTTGGCCCAGGCAACGGGCGTCATGTGGCAGTGGGGCGCAGACACCTCTGGAAACGGCTCTGGCGGCTCCTGGTCGGCCAACACTGAGGGTAGAGGCAGTGTGTATTCGACCGATGCCCGCGCCGTCCTCCTCGGGGGCTACTGGAACGACGGGGCCTACTCCGGGTCTCGTTACGCCGTCTGGGACACCGGTCCCTGGGCCTCCGCCAACGGCCTTGGGGCGCGTTTTGCGGCTGGGCACCTGGTACTTGGATAGGAGGCGCGACAGCGCCGACTGCAAATGACCAACAAGCGAGCCTCCGCAGATCCTTCTAAGGAGGCTCATGGCCTTTACATGGTGGAAAAATACGAGCGGGTCATTGACTACCTTTACCCACTTGCGCAGACAATTCCACGCAAGCACGGCACCTTTCGAGAGCTGCTAATTCGGCAGCTTTTTTTGGTGGCCGAGCACCTTAACGACGCCATCAAGGCCAACCAGCTTAGCCGCTGCTATGTACTCGACGGCAGCCTTGGCCAGCTCAGGCTGTTGCTGCGGTTCATGGTTCATCACAAGCGCAAGCTGATAACAGAGCACCAACTGGAAACCGCTCAGGCCCTAGCAGGCGAGGTGGGCTCCATGCTTGGCGGCTGGATCAAAAGACTGCAGGAACAGAAAAAAAGTGCAAAGCTGTAGGCGGGCTTGATGGGAGCGCCGTCATCCTCGGGGGCAACTGGAACAACGAGGCCAACTCCGGGTCTCGTAACGCCAACTGGAACAACAATCCCTGGAACTCCAACAACAACATTGGGGCGCGTTTTGCGGCTGTGGCCACTGCTAAACACCACTTGGCTCTGCTGTTTCTCCGGGGCAGTAGGCCGGTGCCAACCAGGTGCCAGCCATCAAGTCCAGCTTCGGCAAACTCAGGGCCGAGTGGTGGCAATGGCAGGGAGTAGCTCGTCGAAACCTGCCGCTACCTTCTAATGGGCAAAAAATTTCGCAATCTCTACGAACAGATTTATCAGTGGGATAATTTGCTTGCAGCCTACGCAGAGGCAAAGCGCGGCAAAACTTACAGCAGTTCCTATTTACGTTTTAAGGAGTACTACCTAGCCAATTTGCGCCACCTTCAGTTGCGATTGATTGAAGGCGGCTGGAGACCCGATCCGCAGTTGGAGTTTGAAATTATTGATCCCAAGAAGCGAATGATTGCCTGCCAAAGTTTTCGTGATCGCGTGCTGCACCACGCCCTGATACAGGTGGTCGGGCCGATTCTTGACGCCGCGATGATGCCCCAGGTGTTTGCCTGCCGGGTCGGCTTGGGTACGCATCGCTGTGTCACCCGAATGCAGCAGTTGATGCGGCAGAACCCTGATGCGTGGCTGCTGCACGTGGACTTCAGCAAGTTCTTTCCCACCATTCCCCAAGACCTGCTACTGGCCCACTTGGGCAAGAAGCTCACCTGCCAGCGCACGTTGCTGTTAATTGAGCAGGTACTAAGCGTGCAGCCCACTGGCGTGCCGATTGGGGCGCTCACCAGTCAGACCTTTGCCAACTATTGGGGCGGCAGGCTGGATCGTTTTATCGCATTTAAAGGCATTGGCAGTTTTGTGCGTTACATGGATGACGCGGCTGTGATTGTGAGCAGCAAAGCCGATGGACTGCAACTTAAAGATGAGATTTGCTCTTTTGTTGCCAACGAAATGGGGCAGCGGATTGGCAAGTGGAGTTTAGGCCCCGTGAATCGCGGCATCACCTTTTGCGGTTTTCGCATCCGCCGCAAGTACAAGCTGATCAAGCGACAGTCCATAATCCGCCAACGGCGCAAACTCAAGGTGCTGCTTAAGCACCAGGACTACGAAGGCTGGCGCCATTCGCAGATTGCTTGGATGGGCCACGTGCGCCATGGTGATGGACAGAATAGTCTTGTCCACCTAGGGCTTGCATTACCATGCTGATCGTCAACACCCCCTCCGACTTGGCAGCTGCAGAAGTCGGCACTGAGCGGACGGCTTTTCTGAACAGCCTGCTGAATGACTACATCGTTTTTGATGACGCGGCCTATCCCGAAGGCTATGACCGCAATCTGAAGGAAGGCGATGAGGGCTACATTGCTCCCGTTATTCGCCAAGAATGGAACGCAGGCGCTGCTGCTGGCTGGGGATTTACCAGTCGTGCGCAAATTGAAGAGCTGCTGTAATGGCTGTCAAATCAAAAACTGCGCTAGGGCGAATCGAGTTCAAACCCGGCAAACCCAAGCGCACCCGTCAAGGGCAGGGGCAACACTCCCTGCCTAGTCACGGACGCAAGAAACTGCGCGGTCAGGGCCGCTAAAGCGGGTCTGGACAGTCCGCGATACGCTTTGGCTGAACAGGAACAAGACCAGTGATCGAAGTAGCGGCGGCGGTTGCGGGTGCAGTGATCACCGTGGGCGCTATGAGCATGGGGTCCATGGGTGCCCGTAACCGCGAAGGCCGAGACGCTCTGATTCGTTTGGCTGCCAGTGTGGACAACGTGGCAGCACGCCTTGAGCAGTTGCACGTGGACATGAAGTCCGACCGCAAGGAAACTTTCTCTCGCCTTAACAACCTTGAGCAGCGGGTGGCACGGCTTGAGGTGCCGCACCAGTGAACCTGACGGAGATGCCATTGGAGCTGGCTCTCCGCAAAGAGGCGACACAACGGCTACTGCAGTCGTTCTACGAAGAGCAAGAGTGGGACAAGCTGATGGAAGCGGCTGAGATCCTCAATGCTGCCTGGCATCAGCAATCGGCTATTGCCAAATGGCTAGCCAAGGAAGCCGCGGATAACCTGGCAGAGGCCTACACGGCCTTCCGCGGTACAACAACACACAACAAAGGAGTTTCAGATGGAAGGGATTGATGCAGTGCTCAACAGCCCAGCCACATGGATTGTGGTAGCTGCGGCTAGTGAGCTAATTGGCATGAGCCGCCTGAAGAGCAACAGCATTATCCAGCTGGTGTTCCAGGGTTTGCAGCTGCTGCGCAGAAGCCGAGGGCGCTAGGCGGGCGGCACAGCCGCCCTTTTCCTGCGCGTTGCCAGGGCTACTTCTTTTTCTTGGCGGTTTTAGCTGAATCCTTAAAAGCCTTGGCAGTAGGGGCACCCTTCTGACCAGGCTTTCTCATGGTTTCGCCTGAACCTGCCTTGATGCGCTCACGCTTGGCGTTGATGTTGGCGTAGAGCCCTTTTTTAGGTGCCATATCAGTAGCCCTTCTTCCCGCCGCCTTTGCCGCCTTTGCCGCCTTTTTTCATGGTGTTGCTCCGGGTAGTTACAGCTTAGTCAAAATCGCGCAAGTGGTACTGCCCCGCAATAGCACCGTCTTTTTGCACCGGGTACAACGTGGATCCGCCGTTGGTTTCATAGGCCATGGTGAGCCATTGATGGAGGAACGGCTCCTGGTCCTTGTGCTGTTCCACAAGGGCAACAAGCTTGGCCAATTCAGGCCGCGGCAGCAGTCGTTTCATTAGTAATCCCAGCGAATACGGGGCCGCCCAGGGCGGATGCCGATGTGGACAAAGCCTTTGGGTGCGCCGTAGCCCAAGGAAAACGGGTAGTGCTTGTCCAGCCACCGTTGAAGCTCAAGCACTGACATGCCATCCAGGTAGAAATCAATGGCGCCTGTGTCTGGTACGTCGTAGAGGTGCTCTGAGCGGGTGGCACCACCAACCTGGGCGTTGATCTTGGGTGGTCGATAGCCGGAAGTAATGATTGCCGGCTTACCAAAGTGATCACGGGCTTTTTGGACAAATTGCGCAAGCACTACAGCGGTATCGCACTGGTACTGGGCCTTGAAACGTCGGACCTCAGAGTGAAGGGCTAGCTCTCCGTAGGTGATGTTGGGGGTGAGCTTGTAGGAAAACGGAGTAGACGGCGTGAACTTTGGTGTTTGGACAGCAGGCGACCCGTGCTCATCCATCAGCCGGATAAGTTTTTCGGCGTAGGTCGGATCTGTGGCGTAACCCTCGCTGACTAACCGCTTGGCTGCGGCATTACGCGTCCAAGCGTGGTTAACGCCATGGAAATTTTTGAAGTCCTTGTACCAACGGTCGACCAGGTACTGAACGCAGGTGGCCAGGTCAGGGAAGTTGATAAAGCCAGCGGTGATGGTGACCCACTTGCCGTTAATAAACTCCTTGGTTTTAGCGTCAGTGCCAGGGCCTTTTAGGCCAAAGGCGTTCCAGGTGCCGGAGAAGTGCTTGCCCCAGCCGGATTCAAGGGCCCACTGAGCGGCTACCAGCTCGGGGTACTTGGCACCCGCCCGGCGAGCAAGGATGGATACGTCATCCCAAGTGTTCCCCAGAGGCGTCTCCTTGGGCCTAGGAGCCGCTCTATAGACCTCAGCGAACTCAGATAGCTGATCGGGGGTCAACAGGCCTTGTAGGGCGTTCCAGGCCGCTATCTGATGGGGTAGCTCCTTGTAGTGCTTAGCCGCGTCAGTCAGCTTGATGCTTGCCATGGGTCAGCACAGGGTCTTTAGGGAAGATTTGGACGTTGGAAACCTTGAACGGCAACCGTTCCCAGACATCGTGCTGGATAGCGACGTCCCAGGCCATCTCCTCACTGGGTGCCATGACGATGGTTTGGAAGGATCCGCGCTCCTTGTGGCCGTTAACGCCAATAAACACGCCTGGCAGACGGATCACGTAAGCCTTTAGCTGCAGCGGCTCATCTTCGCAGGGAGATCCATGAGCCATTTGCAGGAGCCTTTGGAAGATCCTTAAGAGGGACACCAAGCAAATGGGCGTCAAGGGCTCCTTCTATGTTGCCCATGAAAGCTTCAAGCTCCAAATCCCACAGCTCAGCTTTACGTTCTTTGATTGCCCGGTCCTCGTCGATAGCAAGGCTTTCGTTCCAGTACTCAACAGCACCTGCCACGGCATCCAGGCGGTCATCGTGCTGCAGGCAGCCTCTATCCACCGTGATGTGGGTGAGCTGGTGGAAGAGCTGGTAGCTAAGGCGCCGTTCAATGGCGTCGTCCTCCCGTCCCTTGGCATCGCTTTCGACGACTGAGCGGTTGACGATGAGCCGGTGCTGGTTCATGACGGGCTCAAGGGCGTTAATGATCCGCCGCTCCTTTTGCACGTTCGACCTGACGGGTTCGATGGTGCAGGGGTGATGGATCTGCAGGTAGGGCTTAAGCAAGTTCTCAAGCATGCCTTGGCCAAACTGGTCTTCCAGGAGGATGAGGTTGACCTTGCGGCGCTTAGCGGCCTGTGCCAGGCCTTCCAGCACCTGATCGGTGTAGCCATCCTTGTAAGCACCGACCTCTAGCAGGAACAAGCTGCCGTTGAGGTGAGCGACGATGGCGTATGCGGTTTCGTCCTGACCGCGACCTGAGGGGTCAATGAACATGACGCAGCCCTGGAAGGGCAACCAATCGCCATGGATAAAGGCAGGACGGTGGTAGAAGTCACCGCTGAAGCCAACGGCTGGCAGGTCAGTGATGCGGTATTCAGCCCCACCGGACCACACCAGCTTTTCTGGGGCATGGTCTGACACCTCCAACACGATCAGGTCACTGAGGCGCAACGGAAAGCGCATCAGGTCCGACAGGGTGGTGTCTAGTTGGAACTGCAGGGCAAAGGCTGATCGTCCGTAGCTGGTCTCCCGTTCCAGGAGGTCCATCTCAGAGAACCGCCGCGGGTCTGTTGGCTTACCGACCAGGGCCTTATCCGCTTCCAGGATCACTGGTGCCAGGACTTCGCCGTACTTCTCTGGCTTTTCGGGGTAACGAGCGGGCCATGTACGGGCAGTGAACCCCCGTAGCTGCAGCTTGTTGTACAGGCTCTCCTCGGTCTGGGGTGTGCCCAGGAACATGACGTCCCCACCGGGCTTGAGGATGGCCTGGAACTCACCAACAGCAGCCAGCAGCTTCTCCCGCATGCCAACAGTCCAGCTGGTGTTAGGGGTCTCTACGTCATCAGGAAGGATCAGGTCAGCACGACTACCGGTGAGCTGACCAAAGATGCCAACTGACTTCAACGACGGTGACTGATCAGGGAAAGCAGGCCGTACATCAAACCGATTACTAGCTGCCCGTTGTTCATCACGGTCTGGTTCCAGGCATTGCAACAGGGGCATCTCCCGAATCAGGCGGATGCAGAACATGGCGAAGTCATCAGCCCGTGTCTTAGAGGCCGACACCACCATGATTTTTTTCTGTGGGTCGTTGCGCAGTAGCCATAGGGCATAGGCCGCGGCCATCCATGACTTACCCACACCCCGAAAGGCCTGGATCACCCGACGACTGGGGCCCTCTTGCATGTACCCAGCTATGTCCAACTGGATGGGTGTGGGATCTGGTAGCTGCAGATGTCGCCACACCACCACCAGGAAATACCGAAAGTCGCTGCTGAACGGTTCCGGGAGTGGTTGCCAATTGGTCTTGGTGGCCATCAGGCCGATTTACGACGTGGTGCCATGTGCACCACCTTGTCCAGATCCGGCAGGGATGACACCAGGTCACCAAATGGCGTGCCCTCTACTGGCTGAGCACTGATCTGGTTGTCTTTCAGGAACTGCCGCAGGACATTCAGCTCACTACCCGTGATGGTGCCTTCATCCAGCTTCTCCTTCAGGTGCATGGCCAAACCGGCATGCAGGTCAGCTAGCTGCTCGTTGATGTCATTGCGGGCCATAGGGGCCTCCTGCTGTCTCCTTTGGGTTTGTGGAGAGGAGAGCGACCACCCTCCTCCCTGTTCAGCAGTGCCCACCACAGGCACCCCATCACCCTAGCCCCATCACCCCCATACCTGCCAACTGGGGACCAGAACACATGTACTGCGCAATAATGAATAGGGGGAAATAGGGGCAATAGGGGAAGGGGGGGTAAGGGGGGGTAGGGGTAACCATAGTTAACTATGGTTCACCATGGTTATAGGTGCAGCTCTGCTGCACCGGCTGGATCTACTCCCGTAGGGCTCTAACCCCTCTGAACTATAGATACAAGGAGTACTAAGTATTAGGTCCTTAGTACTTCCTAATATCCAATACATAGTTCACTTAGGTACACCTAAGTACCCTATACAACCTAAGTTGTACTTAGTTAAACCCTATTCAACTTCTGGTCGTCCAGGTTCGCTTTTTTGCTCCGAAAATGTGAGGGGCTTACGCGTACACCCCTGGCCGCAATCACCCCCCGTAGGGGCCCTGCCGGCAATTTGTGGCAAGGGGTGGGGGGGTACATTGCAACAACAGCCGCAACAGCAGGCCCTAACCCATTGGCACAATTGGGATCCCAGGGGACTACATAACCCTAGGGGCAGGCAGGGGGGGGGTCCGCAGACTGCAGCAGGGCGGCAGCTGCGGGCCTGCGTGTTTGTTGTTTGCCGCCCAACACCAAGGAAACACCAAGGCAAGACCAAGGAGCACCGGGGCAACGCAGGTCCGAAACGGTGCGCCCCTAGCGGTAGTGGCTAGGATGGGGGAACAGCGGGCGGCCTTGAGCTGACCGCTGCCCACCACACCGCCGCCGCTCCGGCCCACCAGGGCCGGTAGGTGAGCGGATCCTGCACATGGACAACATGGAGATCACAGAACGCAGCTCGAAAGCCGAGCTGATCTCATCTGCTTGTGAGCTGGTCGACAGCCAGGCACGGCAGGTTGAGACCTTGCAACAGCAGCAGATGGCCCTGCTAACCCTTCTGGGGCTAGCTGTCGCCTTGCTGCTGTTGTGACCGCTTGACGGCATCACGGGGCCCTCCGGGGCCCTCTGCTGCCCTCAGCAGCACACCCACCACAACGCACACCATGACAACCACAGCAACAGCCACCGAGGCAATCGAGGCCCTGGCTGATTGGTCCACTAACTGCGAACACCCCACCCCGTTTGCTTTGTTCTTGGACTTGATCGGCTGGAGTGAAGACAACTACGGGGAAAGGATCTGCACAGACAAGCAGCCCAACATGGGCTACATCGAGGCCAGCAAGCTGGCCACAGCCCTTGAGGCATGGTCAGACAGACCCCGAGAGGTTGAGGCCGCAGTGGCCGACATCATCGACAAGGAAGCCTGATCCATGCGCTACCTACCCGCAACGTTCGCCCTGGTCGCCTCTGCGGTGGCCTGGGCGGTCATCCTCCAAGACCTGGCCGCACCCAGGTACACCCTGCCGGACCGTCGCACCGTGACGGAGTACCCGGGCCCCTGATCCCATCACTGAGGCCCTTGTGGGCCTCTCTGCTGGGTTCACCAGCACCACCCACCACACACCCATGGCAGACCTATCAGACCTGGCGCAGCTATCCGTGCGCCTGCATCAGCTACATGAGGCCCATGAACGACTGACCCGGCAGCTCAGCAGGGACGGCGCCAGCCGTCAGCTGCTGCAGATCAACGGGCAGATCGGGGCTATCCGTGCCGACATACGCCAGTGCCAACGGACCTATCAACGTCTGGCCGCGGAGCTGTCGGAACGGGATTGCAACAAACCGTGAACAGCAGCGGCCTATGGGCAGGTAAAGCGGCATGCTCTGCCCGGTCCGCCACGCACCTTGCAGCAACCGCACCGCCTTCTTCTTGAGGCATCTCTTCGTCTGTTTGCTGACGGCCATTGCTGTCTGGCCGCCGACATCCGGCAGCTAGCCAAGCGGTGGACACCAGAGGAGGACCGGGAGCTGTGTGGCCGCGCACGCAGTGTGCTTGAGGACCTGGATGAGCAAGAGCATTTCTGATCTGTGCACATGGGCCATCGTCGTCTGGTCCCTCGGTGCACTAGCCAATCAACTCGGCCCCAACATCCCGCAACTTCAAAAGCCTTATGAAAACCGAACCCACTGACACGCAACTGATCCAGCTCTATCGGGATTGGTGGCAGGACAGCTACTGCGTGGTGCCCAACGCACAGAACGCAACCATTGCCGCGGCCTTTGCACGCCATGTGTTGGCCACGTACCAGGACAAGGCAGATGACTGATCCACATGCAGTCACACCACCACTTGAACTGGTAAAGGAATGGTGGCGGGATGCCCAGGCATCAAGCGACCCAGAGCTTGTCTACTGGGTCAACGACGTAGCAACCCGTGCTGCACGCTGGGGTGCCAGACAAATGGAGAGCAAACCCAATGGTTGACCTCTCTGATTTGCCGCTGTTTGACCTAGCAGTGGCACGCAGCGCACGAGACACCGGCATCCAGCTGGTGTTGGAGCGTGCGGGCAACGTGTTTGTTGACCGTGCCTGTGTGCTGGTCGAGTCGTTGCATGCAGGTGAGACGTTGCTGGCTGAGCAATGGCGCAAAACCTGCGTTGAGCACGGCGTGCAGCCGCACCATCCCAATGCATGGGGCGGCCTGACTCGTGCATTGGTCAGCCGGGGCATCATCTGCCCGACTGGTCAATTCAGCCAAGCCACAGCTACTAAAAACCATGGACATCGCTACGAACTTTGGCATGTACGGCACACCACTACCCACAACACCGTCGATGAGTGACACGCACGCAATGGCAGTGCTGCGCAGCGAGCTGCTGACTGCCATGTACCACGCATTCCCAACTTCGCTTGACCGCGCTGCGCTGATGGACAAGTGCAGGAGCAGGTTCCTGACAAGGGATCAGACCTGGTTTGTCGATGCTGTCAATGAACAGCTGGGCATCTTGCAACACGCTGGTCTGGTGCGTACTGCAGCAGGTGGCTTCACGGTCACTGAACGTGGCAGGCAGGACAGGCAGCAGGCAGCACGTTTTCTTAATCAACCACCAAAGGACGCTGTATGAACAGCATCACAGAGTTGTTGACTGAACGCGGCAAGCGGTACGGGGAGTTCTTTGGCCACGCAGAGGTAACGATGCAGCTGAAGAGCGCGATCCGTAGCTTCTGTGCTGACAGGGATCGCAGGCTGAAGTGCGATCAAGAGGAGGCGTTGGACATGATCTGCCACAAAATTGGACGGATCCTGAACGGCGACCCGGATTACGTGGACAGCTGGGACGACATCGCCGGCTACGCCACGCTTGTCGCTGACCGCTTACGTCGCAATGCAAACCCCTTCTGATCCGTTGTGCACCAAACTGATGAAGGCTTACTGGGAAGACCGGCATGCCTTGATCGACGGCCACCCTCGCATGGCTGCTGTCATGCAAGAGATGGCTGCTGTAATCAGGACCTGGGCACCTGACGAAGGGCAAGCACGCATATGTCACCTGGCCATCAACGAGGTGGCTGACCGCCTGGTGCGTGAATCCAACCACACCCATTGACCTATGACTTACCAACCGGAATGGCGCCAAGAGGACGAGGCTCGCACAAATCGCCTTGAGCGCCTGTATTTCCTTGACGGACGCAAGCACCTGCCTGATGGGCACCCACTCAAGGGCACCTACACAGGGCTACACGTCAAGTACCAGGACAGGGGATGGTAAAGCCCATCAAAGAGATCCTGTCCGCTATTGAGTGGGCAAGGGAAGAGACCCTGCCTGTCCTGGGTGAAGGCATCAGCAGGACGTCGGAGCGCGGAGCAAAGCTCTGGTCTGTCGACGTTATGTTCCCGGGCAACCGAGTGATGCGCACCACAATCCTGGCAAAGAACAACAGCCAGGCCCTTAAATTTTCCAAAAATCGTTACCCCAATGCAACCCACTTCAAGTTCAATGGACGAGCTACCCGCTGAGAATGTCTACTTGCTGACAGATGTAGAACCCTGCAAGCAAGATGCCAATGAAAAAGGCCAAGTGTTGTACTACAGCCTATCTGTCGGATGGCATGTTGCTTATTACGCAAGGTCGCACATGCCCGATGTGACCCACTGGACTTACCTTCCAGAATGCCCGCCAGCACAGGAGAGTCCGGCGGAAAGGTTAGACCGATCCTTTGACAAATGGGTCAGTCGGACATTTCCCAAGGCTGAGCCTGCGGCAAGGGCGTTACTGCGCCTGGGCTACGAGGCTGGTTACCAGGCTGACGAATAAGTTTGTACAACTGTACAACTTTTTTCCCCAAGTCCCTTTGTCAACCAGTTATTTTATGGGCACAATATTGCCGTACACGGTAAATGTACAGGCAAGGCACAGGATTATTTGCTGACTAAAAAACTTTGAAACACAAAGAGAGGAGTAATTGCAATGTCAGGCAAAAGGGACGGCATCCGTCAGCGCGGCAACAGCTGGTTGGTGGATGTCCAAGTCAACGGCAAGCGGCGCACAGCCACTTGCCACACCTATGACGAGGCACGGATTAAACGGCTTCAGCTTGAAGCCGATATGCGCAGCGGGGTAGCAAAGCAACAGCAAGCTGACCCTGCCTGCTGGACTTTACGCATGGCACTGAACACTTCAATGGCAGTGCGCTGGACTAACAGCAAGAACGAAACCAAGGCCAAGGCTACGGCTGAGGAGGCGCTTGAGTTCTTTGGCGATGACCGTGGGCTTGACACGATCAAGACCGCTGACGTCGACCAGTACGTGGCGCACCTCAAGAACAAGGCAAAGAACGGACCAGCCACCATCAACCGCAAGCTGGCTGCGCTGTCTGCCCTGTTCACCGACGCAATGGAACGGGAGGGGTGCACCAGGCGCCCTCGCATCATCCGCCAGCCGGAGCCGACGCACCGCATCCGCTACCTGGCAGTTGACGAGGAGATGATGGCGCTGTCCCTGCTGCAGCAGTGGCAACAGCCCACCATCAAGGAGACAGTCATTACCCTGATCGACACCGGCATGCGGGTTGGTGAGCTGCTCAAGCTGTCAGTGCGGGATGTTGACCTGAATGAAAACATCATCAGCATCTGGCAGAACAAGGGCGACTTGCCCCGCTCTGTCCCCATGACTGATCGTGTTCGGCAGATCATTGAGGCACGCTGCGAACGCAGCCGTGGCTTGGTGTTCTTTGACCTGAACCGAGAGGTGCTGCGGTACTACTGGGATCGCGTGCGTTCAGCGATGGACTTGGACGACGACGATCAGTTTGTGCCGCACGCCTTACGTCACACCTGTGCAACCAGGCTGGTGCAGGCAGGCGTCAGCCTGTTTGTGGTGCAAAAGCTGCTGGGCCACAGCACCATCACCGTCACTCAAAAGTACGCACACCTTGCGCAGTCCAACCTGCGGGAAGCCATTGACGTACTACAAGGGAAAGTGGTCCCCGCCTCGCAACCTGTTGCGGAGATTCGCAACATTGTTGCGGAGCTGGATGCAAGCAAGAGGCATGCCACATCCGTAAATGCTTGATTTGTTTGGTGCCCGGGGCGGGAGTCGAACCCGCATGGCATATGCCTAGGGATTTTAAGACGGACTTAATCCCTGCCCCCGGCGCTGAACGCAACTCCATGAAACACAAAGACAATGGATGCGTTGCAGCACCAGGTTTCTCAGTCCCAGCCACCCATTTGTTGCAGGACTAACGCCGATCAGCTGGCCCTTGAAGCTGAGATGTTTCAGCTGGGGGCTGACCGGCAGGAGCTGATCACCAACATGCGGCGTGCTGCCCGCATGGAGTCCCTTTCCAAGTACGGGGAGGTGCTCACGGTGGTAGGCATCGACAAGGTGGTAGGCGTCTTGGCCCACCACCGACGCCAGCTAGAGCGTGGCAAGGCAGGTCGTACCTACGCCTACCTGAACCCCTTGCGGCAGATCACCCCCAAACGGGCAGCCGCAGTAGGTGTGCGGGTGGTGCTGGATCAGATCACCCACACCACCAAGCTGCATGCCCTGGCCTACCACCTGGCCGACATGCTGTGGATGGAGACCATGCTGGCCCGGGCTACCAC